TGTTAGATTAAGCCACGGAGCCACTCTGGTACCACAATCATTCTGGCCAGAGCCAGCTCACAGCCACACAGGAATTGAGCCAGCTCACAGCCACACAGGAATTGAGCCACAATTCTTAACGTAAATTTAACATTTCCTAACTCGCTATATTTCGCCATGCCGAAATTTATTGTACGTGCTACTTGGCTAACTGCCAGAATGTTAAATGTGGTTAACAACCATCTGATTTAACACAACTTAAACCTGAGAATTTTCCTATGTTATTTTTTTAGCACCTATAAAACAACCTGAAAAAAATATGCCAAAAATTTTCTTAGTTCAGATATTATTTGTATATTTGCATATCGGAATTGAGCAAGCGAGCTCACTAAAGATACTAATAATTTTTAACACAAAAAGTTGCTCAAAAACTTTCTCGGTTGGAAAAAAATTAGTACTTTAGCAATAACAAAAGAGCTATTAAGCTCAACATGCTGGTTACAAAGTTTAACACTTCCAAGCTGAAAATTTAACACAAAAAACTTTCAGGTATCGGAAAAAATGAGTAATTTAGCAATAGATAAAGAAACAATAAGTAATAACAATAAAAATTTACAGCAATGAAAGTAAACAGAAATTACCGTTTCGTATTGACGAACATTCCAAACAGTATGTTGGAAACAGGAGAAGTAAGAATTGACAACGAGGAAATAACCGGCGAGAGAATGTTTGCCAGTGAGTGCCACTATTATGCCGAGAAAAATATCCTCGAGTGTATCAAGGATGCGGCAAAACGCGACGATTTGCGCGGCTACTACGAACACACCTACTGCATCTACAAAGAGGACAAACCGAAAAAGGAGACAGTAGAGCGCGAAGAGGACGGCAAGAAAATTACCGAGACAAGAGAAATACCTGGCAAGGCAATGCTGGTTGAGGTAATTACCGTGGACGAGAACGGCATAAATATCCGCTAAGCGGATAGCCGTTCACCCGGGTTGGACATACAGGAGTTCGACTCTCCTGCCGGGCATATATAACAATAAAACATTACAATTATGACAAAGAACTATTACAGGAGTGAGTACTCCGACAAACAGTGGAAAGCCTTAATCGACAAGGCTACGGAACTGGGTTGCCAGATAACTTATAGCAAGTACGGCAACATAGTAACAATCGACAGCACAGACCGGGAGAGCCGAATTATAGCAACTACCGGGAGAGGCGGACAAGACAGAGCTGTATGGGCCGAGAGAATACACGCCATGATACAGGAGAGCACTGACTTGAGAAAATGGAAAGTACAGCCCAAGAGATACCGCCGCGGATATTGCCCGACTACTTTCAATGACCAGAGAGCGGCTGAGCATGAACAGGAGCGTCTCGAGAGAATAACAGGCTTTGAATGGACAATAATAGTAATACCGGAATAATATGAACAGCAAGAGAACTTATATCGCTACATTCTGGCGTAGCAATCCGCAATTGAAGAATGACGGCTACTTTACTACAAAGGAATTTCAATCTGTGTCACTCCAAGGAGCAACAAAACAGGCCGAGAAATATGCAGCTAGTAATGTGTATGGAGGCATGGCAGTAAAAAGTGTTGAACTAAAACAAGAGAACAGCAATGGAAAATAACAAATCGCAGTTCAAGAGAACAGGAGTTTTGCATGACGGAGCCGAGTGCATTGAGATACAAATAAGTCACTCAGGCGATGCGGCAAGGTATGTGAGCACAATTATGTTCACAGTAAGGGACCCAGAGGTCACGAGAGGCCGTTGGCAAGAGATACGCTACAGCAAGAGAAACGGCTATGCGTATATTGTGAAATACGGCAAGAGACTATATTTGCACAAATTTCTAAGAATATACTAACATGACAGCAAGAGACTATAAATTTGAGTATATGTTACTCAACCGGCTTCAATGCGATTGCAATTACTATCTTGGTTATGGCGGCCGAAATGCTGAGCATTGCCTTTGGGCTCACGACGAGCAGAAACAAATCGATAAAATGCGAGAGCTTTATGATTTGTTGCCGGTTAAACCTGAATGGCTTACAAGAGAACAAATTGATGAATACGCAGCAAGAATGAACGTAAAATAACCAACATTATTTAACGAAAAAAGTTCTTAAAGCAGTAACCAGATTAAAATAAAAGTAGTATATTTGCATATAACTTAAAAGATATAACGAATATGGAAACAACAGTTTTTTATGTAGCAATTGCCTATAACGGCGGTATTTTTAATCCCACAGTTGTGGAGAAGTTTGATAACAAAGCAGACGCGGACAGCTATGCAGCTCTTATGTGTCGCACAAAGCAACGCCGGTACATTGTACTCAAACAAGTAACAGAATGGGACGGCACTCCTCAAGAGAATGCATGACCTTAGCCGCTGCGGATAGAAACGGTTTAGGAGCGACACCTACGCGGCACTAAGTTTAACCCTTGCTTTCGCAATATTGTTGCGGAGCAACTAATAAAAATTTACAGTAATATGGTAACAATGAAATTTTCAGCAACCAAGTCAGAAACATTGTTTTTGGCACCGACAATTGCAGTTGAACAAGACAGTTCAGAAACAGCAATCCGATTTGCTCTTTGGCATGGTGTGTTCAGCGTAGAGGTAAGCAAGAGCTACAAAACCGTAAAAGCTAAATAACATGGCAAGAAACGAAATGTTTGTAACGGCTTATAGGCTTGAAGTTGAGGCCACTCGAGAGAATTTGGACAGTATGGAGAACTTCGTAGAAGCCATTTCAGATTGCGCTATCGTGTCCAACGATGAGGGTTATGTAGCTATCATAGTAGCGTCTTCGGATGCCTTAGGGACAACGAAATTAGCTAATATGGCACTCAAATTCTTTGGCAAGGAGGGATATAATATAAGTACTCTCGGACTCTTAGGGCCGTTTAAGAAACTCAATTGATATTTTTTAACATAAAACTTGGAAAAAAGTTCCCAAAGCGGCTCAATAATTCAAAAAAACATAGTATATTTGCAATATCAAAATTAAACAATAACATTTTAATAACAATTCAAAATTTACAGTATTATGGCAACAAAGAAATTTTTGCAGATGACAACGAAGAAGCTGAACGCTCTTTTGGCAACAGCAAGTGACGAAGACAAGAAGGCTATTGAGGCCGTACTCGCAGCTCGTGAACAAGCTCAGGCCCCCGTTGCTCCTGCAGCTCCTGAGGCAACCGCAGAAGAGACTCCTGCCGCTCCTGCAAGCGAAGAAGAAACTCAGCTTAGCCCTGAGGAAGAAGCAGCTATCAAGGCAGCTGAAGAGAATGGCGGACTCAACCCGCTTTACAATGGCAGCAAGGCAACTCAGGAGAAAAAGCCGAAGATGACCGACGAGGAGCGTCACGCACTGGCCGAAGAGCTGAAGAAGAATGTTAACCACCGTTGTCAAGCAGTTCCTTTCAACACCGCAGAATGGGTTGACGGCTATATCGCTGGAGTGATTGAAGAGAAGCGCAGCAATAAGATGCTCTATGCAATCAAGACAGATGACGGACGCCGCATCGTTAAGGTACACGACAGCAATCTCGTTCGTATTCTGGACGAAGTCGTTGAGCCGGAGAAGAAAGCCCGCGCTCGCAAAGCAAAAGACCCGGCAGACAAAGTTGAATGGACACCGGAAGCAATTGCTGAAGAGGTCAACGAAGTTATCGGCAACGTAGGTAAAACGGTAGAATTTGAGAAATACCGCACTACAGACGAAAACGGCGAAGAGCACATTGAAATGGTAGTTGGCCGTATCGTGGCAATCGTGCCTGACAAACGAGCTCAGCGCTTGCTCTATCGCATTTCAGTTCCGGCTCCTATCGAGGGCAATCCGCTCGCAACGAAGACTATGCACAAGGTTGTGAAAGCCGAGGGCATTAAGATTGCCGAAGAGTTCGACGAAGAAGGCGCACAGCTCAATGCCAAGTATCTGGAGCGTCGTGAGGTAGCAGCAACCCGCACTCCGGTTACTCCTCAGGACCGCGTAATTCGCTGCGAGGAGAACGTAAAGAAGGCAAAGGAGAAACTGCAGAAAGCTCAGGAAGAGCTGGAAGCCAAAAAGAAGCAGCTCGAGGATGCAAAGAAGGAGCTGGATGAATATCTTGCCGGTCAGGCAAATGGAGAAACTGCCGAAGCTCCTGCTGAGACTACAGCCGAAGAGGAGTCACTTGCATAACACAGCCACCTGACACCGTTTCTCCCATGGAGCCGTCTCGAAAGAGGCGGCTCTTTTTTTGCTGCATATCTAAGTATGCAGCTATTTTTGTATTATTGCGATTTATGTTAAAATATGTAAACTCATAGAAACATGCTTCTTTCGCGTTCTAGGACACTTTTAGGCTTTGGGTGTACTATAATATGGGTTGACTTAATTCGACGCGATAGAGGTCAAAAGAAGTGTATCTATCAATGTATTTTTATAAAGTCTATAATATGAATTAAGGCATGGACTTTCTTGAGCTTTAAGCCACCAAGCAGTTATATAAATAGCTGTTAAATTTATGGCTAAAAAGTTGACTCATTTTCGCGCGTTCTAGGACACTTTTATTTGAGAGTCATAGGAATTATCATTCTCAAAAAGAAATGAGGAGAGAATGAACGAGAATAATGAAATTTCATATATTTTCGAGGCATTTAGAGCTCTATATTTTTATATTAAAGCTGCAATAAACCAGTGAAAAATTTTTATGTTAAAGTCTGTAAAACAGTGATTTATATCAAGATTATTTTGTACTTTAGCCTATAAAAGAACAAAAGTGAAACTGTTAAAAAATGTTACACACTAGAACACATAAAAGCCGTATGGCCATTATGATTAAACAGCTTATGCCTGAGTGTACAAGCTGCGTAGCTCGCGTGCACAGCGGATTATGCGGCAATTGTCCACATTGGACTCCGAGTGTGGTACAGGAGTTAACAGAGGAAATGGCCGAGAGAATATCCGCCACAATTGGACAGGAGAATATCGCAAGGCCCAACGAGAGAAATGTTGAACAAAAATAAATAATTGCAATATGGAAATAAATGAACAAGAGAATACCCAAGAGGTACAGCAAGAGAATTTGCTTGATGGCTCTCAGTCAGTTCAAGCGATACAAGAAGGAAATGAACTGCCAGTAGCTGTTCAATTAGTCCAACCTCAAGCTGCTTTAGATGAAATAGCAGAACTTGAGAAGAAATATCGTGAAACTATAGAACGGGAGAATAAATGAGCAATTTTGTTTTAGACTACAGCAAAAAGCAGACTTTGCAAATATCAAATGATGCTTTTTGCTTTTTGTATTATGGCGAAGAGCCATTAGACGAAGACAATTTGGAAGAAGCCAATGAGGTATCTGAAATGTTTTCCAATAATTTTTATATAGAAGATGATTGGAAAGCGGTTGATGACTCAGACCTTATAGAATGTACTTTTGTTCCGTATGTTGAAGACCAAGCCGATTATGATGAATATGAGGACCTTACTAAATATATTCAGCAGCAAATAAAATGGCTTGATGCAAATCATATTAGAGTGTGGTGGTTTAATAACCAAACTGGGACGAGAGAATTACGTGGTGATTTTAAGGTTTATACCAATAAATATGGTCTTAAGTGTTTTCATACAGGCAATCAAGATGAGGATTTTGTGACAGGAAAAATGAGCCTGTATTTTTTGAAGAATTTCAAGAAGCGCGTAGCTTAACAAGTGAACGAGAGAAATATAAGGCAGACTACAGAAAAGTAGTCTGCCTTTTTTACATTAAGCTTTCATCTTCTTCTATAACGAGAGAATAACCGACTCCTCGTATGGTTTCTATAGCTATTCGGTTATCCATTTTAAGCATATTTCGCAGCATACATATATGGACATCTAAGCTACGTTTATTAAAGTAGTTATCATCAGTCCATACTTGTTGCATAAGTATTTTCTTGGGTAATGTTTCGTTTTTATAGGCACATAATAAAGCAAGAACTTGGCTTTGTTTATTATTAAGCTGTGTTTTTACATTGCCTATAGTAAGAATTTTATCTACTGTATTAAACAGGTAATCGCCTATCTCATAAGATGGCTCTATACTTCTTACTCGCACACCACATCTTTTTAGAACAGCTTTTATTCTTCTTATAAGCTCTTCAATGTTATATGGCCTTATAACGTAATCATCTGCGCCTTCATCGAATGCTTCAATAACATATTCATATCGGGCCCTGTCTGATACCATTATTACCGGTATTTTATCATCTGATTTGCGCAAAAATTTTAATGGCTTTAGCCTCATAGAGGTATCTGTTGTTTTATAATGGCTTAATATGCATAAGTCATAATTCTTTTCTCTGATTTTGATTAGTATATCATCCTCAGTTGAGGTTATTACTTGAAAGCCGTTATACACCAAATAATCTACCAGGATTTTACAGTCTTCATCTTGATAAATTAAAATTCTTGGCAATGCTAATTTAGTGTTATTACTTTTCATACCATTTCTTTAATTTTGTTTTGCAAATCGTTATATAGAACTTCATACCAAAATGGATTAAGTCTTAACAAGTCAAAGTATGAGTATACGCCTTTTTGGTATATTAAAGAAGCATATTTAAGCTCTTTGTCCGCTCTTTTTTTAAGATGCTCATGATAGAACTTTATGGACTGGTCCACATTTACCAAGAATGGTGATTTATGCTCCATAAGAACTTTCTGCTCTGTATTTTGAGCAAAGTAGTATGGGATATTAGGCATTGCCCAGAAAGTTAATCCAGCACCATATTCCTCACTTGCCTTATATAAAAAGCCAGGGCATGGGCGAATTGAGTCAGGATATAAGCTTTTACATATTCTTAGCCTACGTGGAATAAAAGGATTAAGTAAAGTAGTTAATCGCTTGTTTATATAAGTTGAGTATTTATCAACCATTCTTGTGTGTTCTTTAACAAGTGATGAAACTAACAGCTTAATCCTTTCATTTCCTATAGGGTCACTCAGGCGTATATATTCTTGCCTGAAAGCTTCACGCTGAATACGTATTCTATCTTCTTTAAGCCGTTGAGACTTTTTCCTTTTAGCTTCTATGCTAGCCATTGCAGCTCTGCGCTGTCCCTCAGGTCCAAATAGTTTTACACCTTGGCAATTGTTTGGACCTAAGCCTGTCCATGGCATTTTATCTCCATATTTAGCTTCAATCTCTCTGTTTTCCTGCTCTTCTTCAGATAATTCAACATGCTCTTCTTCTAAGGTAATTTTTTCAATCGCCTCAGATTGAGCCTCTTGAATATCCTCATCATCGCTTTTAATTTCATCGAGAAATTCAAAGAGTTCCTTTTCGGTTAAGTCTCCATATTGCTTAATATCTTCCATGCCACTTAAATAATGACTTGATTATATCTTTTCCAGCTTGCTTGTTAAGCAATCCAAAATATGCAATTGCAAGCATGAGTCTTGCTATTTTATGCAATACCCAGGCCAATAGATATATAGGGAAATAAAGCACACCTACACATCTCCATAAAAATTTAAGCACCTTTTTCATCTTCTTCCTTTTTAGCCATTATTGTTTCTACTTTTTCTCCCTCTTCTGCTTGCTTTAATTCAACATAAGTCCTATGAAAAGCTTCGTCACCTATTCCTTTAATAAAAGTTCTAAGTGTAGAAGGATATTCGCTTGCATTTATAGTCTTATCGACTACTTTCGCGTAAAGAGCAGCAAGAGCTTTAGGTCCAAATACCTTTTTCTCCTGTAATCTTTCAATGGGGCCTCTTTTGAATTGAACACCTGGATGTTCATTCATAATCTTCGTACGAGTTAAGTACAAGTCCTTAATCAAAGCCTCAATATGCTTTTCGAATTGAGGCATTTGAATAATATCAATAACTTTCAAATCTTCCAGCTTCATTTTTTATAAGTTTTTAAGTTGTTGTTTATAATACTTTTCTTGCATATCGAAGTGTCTCTTATATATATGCAAATCATGAGCAAAATGGTAATAAGTACCTATTGGCACACCAAGCTCATCTGCAACTAACTGTTGAAGCTTTGTCCAACAATACTGGTCATTGCAAAAACCATAAACCAAATCGTTGCTTCGCATAGTTACGCACATATCAAGAGTTCCTATTTGAGGCTTAATGTCAAATCCGACTGATAATGTACAAGGCGTATCATACTTATAGTCATCTTTTTCTTTGCCATCAAATATAGTAAACCAAGCTTGACGAGTATCTTTATTCTCTTTAAGCTGTTTAATGCACTTTGCCAATTGGTGATTGCGAGTCCACTGCCATCCATAATTAGAATTGACAATGTTATCTCCACCATGCATTTTATCCCATATAGGAGCATGCTTTTTAATTTCAGCTACACTCCTATCTCCAGACATATACCAGGCATATTCGCGCTCTGCATATTTCTCACTAAACTTACGCCACTCTGTAGTTATTATTCTTTGCTCAGGATTGAGTATATAAAAACCTACATTGTATACAGCCTTTGTTCCAACATTAGTGTATATGCCTTGGCCCATTATAAAACCATATAAATCCTCAAAGGCTTCTGTTGCATTTTTATAAGCTATATTCATAACTATAGTTGTTTAAGTTTTTTGCTATATCTTTTCTTTTGAAATTAGTTTATAAATAGTGTGATTATTCTTAAATATTGAGCCACAGTTACACACATTTTCGTGTCTATAACAAGTTTGGTTATAATAACCACCACGTGGCTTTAAGAAAAAGCAGCCATAACACCCTGCTACTTTTTCACTTTCACCTTTAACTCTTTTAAGGGTGTATTTATATTTTTTTTCTTTAACCGTTATAATTTGTCCTATCTTACCCATAGCTATTCTTTTTCTTTATAATCTAATATAAGTGCAACTCCATAATCATACCAAAGAAGCTCATCAAGTTCTTTTTCAGTTTTGCAATTATATTTACATAATTCAGCCTCTAAATCCATCGGGCTTTCAATGTGAACTTCATCTTCTATATACTTTGCCATATCATTTAACTATTTTATTGGTGCTGCTGTTATAAACTCTAAACAACAATTCTTCAGCTTCTTCATTCATGGCATTGCAAATACTTATTGCTTCTTCCATAGATAAGCCTGTAAGCTCTTCGTCATCATCACTCACTGCAATTTCGCCAGTAATTAATCTTATTTCAAATGAATTAGCTAATACAAAAGCTTTGGTAGCATCAAGTGCTTGTACGCATATATAATGTACAGCATCCCAGTATATATAAGACAATGCGCTTGTATCTTTTAATATATCGACATAAAGCTCTCTCAACTTTTCTGGCTTAAACCATCCATGCTCATCCATTCGTCTATATTCAGCAAGCCATCTTCCATAACCGTTTGTAGCCTTAAACCTGTTGGCATAAACAGCTACAAATCTAAGAAATTGGTCTGTATAAATGGCTTGTGGAATTTCAACTGTTTTCTTCTTGAACTGTTTCATGTGCTTAAAGTTTATATATTCTCGCGCGTTCTAGAGCACGCCTATTATTCCATTATTATTCAATCATTCATGTACTTAAAGCGCGATATTGCGCGCGAGAATAATGTGAAAAATCAATCCTTAGTATGACCCAGTAGACCCGAGTGCTCCTTTACCACGCTCAGACGAACGGCTGAAAAGCTCTGATTCAGAAACTTCTTCAAGGCCTTCATACGATACAGGCACAAGAATAAATTGCGCTATTTTCATACCTGGCTTAATATGTACTCTGGCTTTACCAACATTTATAAGATGTATATGAATTTCGCCTTGGTAGTCTTCATCTACAATCTTGGCTCCGAGAATAACAATGCTTTCAAATGCTTCTGCTTTCGGCGTTCTACCAGCTCCAAGGCAAGCCCATTTAGAAGTTACAACTCCTGATTTATCAGCCGCCATAAGCATATATCCTTCTGGAATTTCCATCTTAATGCCCGATGGTATCAAAACATCCGTTCCTGGATTTACGATAAAGCCTTTATTATTACCAAAGTTAGGAACGAAAAAATCAATTCCTGCTGCTTTACCAGTCCCACGAACAGGGGACTTTACGTTTCTTATTTTTGCAAACTTCATGACTGCATCATTTTAACAAGTTCTTCGGCTGCTGTTTCTACAGCTTTAGCAAGTCTATGTTCAACTTCTGGACTTATAAGGCTGTAAACTCCTTTTTTTTCAAAAGCATCAGCCATGATAGCTTCAATTTTTGAAAGCTTAGGATTAGAGGCGTTAATGCCATGCTTATCCATAAGCTCTCTGTTGTACTCATACTTGATACCTCCTTCTACAGGAACAAGCTTGGCTATTTCTGCATGAGTATTTGACTTTCTGCTCGTAGGAACAGTGATAACAATCTCCTGATTGGTTGTCATGCACATATCTGTGCACATTTCCATTACTTCGTTGAAGTTGCGCTTAAACTCTCTTGGAGTTACTGAAATTAAACTTTTCATAATGATGCCAAATTAGCAATTAAGTTCAACGTGTATGTTTTATCTTTATCTCTTCTGAGCTTCATCTTATCTTTTAAGGCGAGAGCTACTAGCTGAACACCTATAAGATGATGTTTTGCATGAGGCTCGTCGATTATATCCAATACTACCTCTTTGGATATAATCTCATCATAGCTTTCGGTTTTGTCAATGATAGCATTTATCTTGACTCCACCAATTACAAATGAGTAACACTTGCCTCCTTCATAGTTTTCATTCTCAAGACCAGACAGGAATTGAAGTTCTTTTAACTTTGCTTCCTGCTCTTCTTTCAAATGAAATACCTTTATATCTATATCCTGTGGATTAGACGGAACTCCGAGCATAGCCAGAGCAGTTGTACCTGTTACCATATACTCAATTCTATTTGCATTGCAAAAGTCATTGAGTTTGAATAAAGCTTCTTTTATCTTCATATCTGTTACATTAAATCGTCATCGAATAAACTTGGTTGCTCAGTGGCTTTAGAAGCAACTTTTACATCTCCTGGCTTACGTTTTAATACCCAAAGAGTATTACGTGAAGCATCCGGGAACATAGGAGCCATGATATTGGCAATGAGGTTTGAGTCATAATACTCTTTAAGAGCATCAAACATTTTCTGCTGCCAATCATTCATCAGTGGCTTATAGTCTTTAGCCGAAGCAAATGTACCGAACTTCTTTACTATGTTGAAGTGTTTCAGCAATATGCCTTCAAGCTCCCAGTGGCCAAATTCTTGCACATCAACTCCACGACCATCACCTGAGTCATAAGTATGATTACCAGCTGCTCCTACAGATGGGTCATAGTTCGGAGTTGAAAGGTAATAAGTAGCGTTATTATTGCCACAAGCCTTAAAGTTCTCCAAAAACGCATCTGCATTCTGTTTGCCAACATGCTCGAGCACTTCAAAAGCGCAGACTTTGTCAGCATTAAACTTGCTGAAATCCATGTAGTTTTTAACAAGGTCAGCAACATAGAAATGAGCCCAAGGTACATTGGCATACTTCTCAGCTGCTTCTTGAATTGTTTTTTCGCGAATATCGATACCGATATATTCTTTCTGCTTAAACTTGTTTCGGTATAATACCTCAAGCAAGTTAGCAGCTCCACAGCCAAAATCAACAATGGACTCGCCAATCTTGGCTTCTTTCAAAATGTGAGTCCAACGCAAATAATGCGCAAACTGGTCTCTGTGGAATACATGACGCTCAAACGCCTGGTCTGGTCTGAGGTCTGTTGTGTTATAAACTTTTGCCATAATTATTTTTAATTTTATCTCTAAGTTCTTTATTATTTTTTTTTTGATAGTTTGTTAATAGTCGACACAATGGCGGCAAATAATAAAGCCATATATACTAACAGTAATAGCCCTTGTATACATTCACTATGCACATACATCATAATAAATATAGGCGAAATCATTACACATGCTATCACTGTTGCTATAGGTGCAAGGCATAAGCCTATTAAAAAATTTTTAATAAACTGCTTCATGATTATTTGTCATTAAAAATTTCTTTATGTTCTTCTAAGTAGTCATTCATAGAGCCCATATAAGCAATCGCATCAAGAAGATTATCCTCTTTGTGCGCATAAGCCTCACGCGATAACTTAAGAGCTATCATAGCTCTATACATACCAGCGGTTGTTATTTGCTGGTCTTTAGGCGACATCAAGTTATAAAGAGCTGCCGCTCTTTCCATTGATGCCTTAAAAGGCCCGTACTGACGCTCTTTTTCCTCTGAGCGCTCATTCACAATCTGATTTGCTTGTTCTAATATATTACTCATGATTTAAAACTGTTTATTATTTTATATTTTAACTCTGGATTATTCTCAAGCATTTCGTTATTCTCTTTTAACAGTTTAAGTATCTCATCCATTACAGCATCGATTTTAGTTCTGCTTTTAATCTTTTTGCATCAGCACCTCTAAATGTTTGTGCATTTGCCAAGAAGTATCTAACAATATCTCCTGCGGTATCATAAAAATACATAGCATTCGGGTCTGAAGTATCAAGTGTTAGCATTGCCTCTAAATAAGGCACTGCGCCAAAATATACATTAAGCCATGTTGACTTTATATCTTTAGCTATTTGCTGAAAGGTTCTTTTCTTGTCCATTTTATTATCTTTATTTAGATATGCAAATATACTAATTTTCTCCGAGAATAGAAAATTTTTTTCATTATAAAATGCACTCACTTAACACTTCTTAACTTAGCCAGATTTTATTGCTCTTCTGGATATTCTATTTGCAGTAATTCTTTGCAAAATTGAATAACTTGCTCATAGTTATTATATGCAGTTTGAGTAATAATTCTCCGCTGAAGTATCGTTAGCTTATTTTTAATAATAAACTTATTTATGTTAAGAGAGAGAGTTTTATCATTGCATCTTCTTTTATCTCCTAACTGAATAGCTAACTGAGCATAATGAATACATTTCTTTATATCCTGCACTCCATTTTTAGCTTTATACCTACTAATATATTTTATAATGCATCCTTGTATAAAAGAGCATCTTAAAGCAGTTATAAGCTCTATTGGTTGCATAGCCATATCTTTATAATGGCTACCACCTATTTGTACATCTGTTGCTTTCATATCAATATACTTTACGTTTACGATTATCTGGTATATACCCATTTGCTACTCTCAGTTCATCCATAAACATAACAGAATTGTAATGCTTAGGAAATTCTTTTATCACCTTAAAGCTTGCTGTTTTATCTTTCACAAAGCTATTATCGCCTACAGGTTCTACATATCCAAGTTTTACAAACTTATAAAGATATGCGGTTTCTGAGTTTCTACCTGGTTCTTTACCAAGCAGAATTTCTTTTGAACTTACTACTTTGCCAACATTATCGTTAACAAATTTTACCATTTCCGGAAATACCGGAGCTTGTTTTCCATTACGTCCCATATTACATAAATTTTTTATATTTGTCAATTTTTGCTTTTATGCTATCCATTAAGGCATTTTGCTTTTTATCTTTTGCTTTAAGTGCTCTGATTACATCTTCATCATGAGTGCCTTGCAATATCAAGTGATTTATAACAACATGATTTTGCTGTCCTTGTCGATATAATCGAGCGTTAAACTGCTGATATAATTCAAGACTCCATGTTTGCCCAAACCAAACTATTATACTGCCTCCTGCCTGAAGATTAAGTCCATGACCTGCTGATGCTGGATGCGCCAACATAACTTGTATTTTGCCTGCATTCCAGTCTTCAATATCTTTATTGTTTTTAAGCTCTCTTGGCTTATATTTTTTAAGATACTCAACAATTCTATCTCTATCAAACTGATAAGTCCATGCTACAAGCACAGATTGGCCATTTGCATCTTCGATTATCTCCTTAAGAGCTTCAAGCTTAATATCATGAATTGGAAACACATTTCTTTCTTCATCATATATAGCTCCATTAGCAAATTGAAGTAATTTATTTGAAAGGGCAGCAGCATTGACTACATTTACTTCTACCGGCTTTTCAACAAATACTGAATTGCCATTTTCGTCTTCTTGCTCAACAGTTTCAGTAGCACTTATTAAGTCAAGCACTTTATTCTTTTCAAAGTCATCATATTGCTTCTTTAGAGCTTCAGGCATTCTAAGCTTTATATAGTTATCTGTCCTAAATGGCATTTCAAGATAATCATCGGCTTTCATGCTTATGCAAATATCCTCTATTTTCTTATGTATTAGATATTCTGAGTCACTCATCAAATCGTATGAATATACGACATGACCATTTGTTTGACCTGGCCGAAAATACCTTTCTCTATATCTGGATATTGTCTTTTCAAGGCGCTCGCCTCTATCCATAAGATATATTTGAGGCCACAAATCAATAAGTCCATTTGGAGCAGGTGTACCAGTTAGTCCTACTAGCCTTTTAAGATAAGGTCTTGCGCCGCGTAATGCCTTAAAACGCTCCGATTTATAAGACTTAAAACTGCTAAGCTCATCAACTACTACCATATCAAAAGGTAATTTGCCTCCGCCATATAAAGCACAAAGCCATGCAACATTATCTCTTGATATGATATAAATATCAGCTTTTGTTTCCATAACAGCTGCTATTCGCTGTTTAGCAGTACCTATAATCTTAGAAAAGCGCAAATGCTTTAAGTGGTCCCATTTCTCTGCTTCTTCTTGCCAAACTGACTCAGCTACTCGCTTTGGTGCTATGACTAACACCGAGTTAATCTCAAGATAGTCAAACATCAAATAGTTTACAGCCGTCAGTGTTGATACTGTCTTACCCAATCCCATATCAAGAAATACTCCACAAAATGGGTGAGTAATTATATGCTCCGCACAGGCTAATTGGTATTTATGTAAATCTGTTTCTTTCATCTTTTATTACTGTTAAATATAGCTAAACAAGCTAAACCAAACAAAGCACCTATTATAAATGCAACTATGTTACTTATCATAAATTATACTATCTATAAATTGTTCAACACCTTTTATCGTATCTATTACTTCAACTCTAAAGCCCAAAGCTCTGAGTTTGTCATGTATAAATAGCTGAATACGCTTTGGCTTTCTTCCTGTTGTCTTAAGTTCCACAAATACAATCTTATGATTTGGGAATAGGCACATTCTATCTGGTAGACCAGTAAGCTGGTCGCATAATAGTTTTATGCACATACCGCCATTTGCTTTTACAGCTTCAACTAATTTGCGCTCAATTACTTTTTCACTGTCTATCTGTTTCATACTTTATACAATCTTTGCATATTAGCCGCGGTGTGCCGTTGTTTATTATAACAGCACAACATTTGCGTAGTTGTTTTAGACTTGGCTTATAGTGATTATAAACGCCAATCAGCTTATTACATTTATCGCACTCAACTACATATTGCTTAATAATCATACCCTCATTAAATAAAGGTTATATTCGCACTTATCTATATCAAATATCGCCTTAAAAACTCTAAAGCATTGGCCGGAAAGCATTACATATTCTCCTTTTTTAGGAATGCAACTTATATTTTTAGACGCTAATAGAGGCTTAACTTTTATACTATCTGTTATTTTATAAAAATTTACTATCATATTACAACATTTTAATAAGTTCTTTAACATCTTTTTCATGCACAAACATAAAGTGCCATTTATCGTCCATACCTTCAAATAGTAAACCAGCTTCTAATAACATTCGAAAATGATGTATACATATTATATGGTCATCAATCTCATTCACGTATTGGTCTGAAGTAGGTTTACCACATATTTCACATCTTTTATTAAATAGTATCATGGCAATGTCATTATTAAGCGGTTACTTGAATAATCAAATCCTGTTTCTATAAAGCCAAAAGTCTTATACAAAGATATTGCATCTTCATTGCTAGAAGATACTGTTAACCTTTTGACTTTTCCTGAGTTTATAGCTTTTAATAGCAACTTTGAGCCATAACCTTGTCTTCTATATTCTTTAACTACTTCAAAGGCTATTATCATTTTATTTTGCCAAGCTATATATCCTATAAGCTTATTGTTATCATCTATAAGCATAGTTCCAAATACATCATCACCTGTTCTTGCATGTATAAGCATGTTACCATCTGATTTGTATTTATTTACATTTTCAGCATTATATTCTATATACTTCATAATAAGCTATCTTTACGTTTATAATATTTCTGTTTACCGTATAAAGGAAAGTTCTTAGTGGATGCTATAGCTTCCCATTCAGACAATGACCTAAGAATTTCATTAACCTCTCTGGTATTATATCTTGACATTTCTGTCTTATCTTTGCCGAGGCACTCACACCACACTTCAGCAATGCAGACAAAATCTTTTTGTACTGTACCGTTTTTAGACAATGGGTCTTCAAGCCAACGTCTTCTGTCGTACAGGTCCATTTTATCCCAATCATCTGGAAATTTAGTATTAAGATATTCTTCAATAATGCCTTTTCGCTCATCTGCTTCTGAGTGTTTATGTTGCTCAATCTTAGCAATTATATCTTCATCACCAACGAGGTATAAAGGCTCTTTTGCTAAATATAACTGATATGCTTCAGCCCATATTTGATTTACTTCATCTTGTGTAAGGTCATCATTTACAGACTTTGTAGCATATTCTGGCCTTACGTCTATAGGCATAAATCGTCTATTTCCTGTCGGGTCACGTAAGAAATCTTTGTTATTAGTAGTACCAAAAAATACACATTGCCTTTTATATGTTTCTACTGTTCTACCATACGCTGGCCTGAACATATCTTCTCTTTTTGATATGTAGTGCTTGATTGACTCTACTTCTGCTTTCTTAAGACCTGAAAGCTCTGCCATTTCAATCAGCCACGCTCCTTGTATCTGCTCAAATGACTCCTTGCCCTGCACAGTCGTGAATGTATCTGAGAACCATTCCATGCCGAGCTTTTTAACGAAAGTACTTTTATATGTTCCTTGTTCTCCGACAAGTATAAGCGCTGTGTCGAACTTAATACCTGGCTCGAATACCCTCGCAACAGCCGCCACCAACGTCTTCCTAATGGCGGCTCTAGTATAAGCGTTATCTTCTGCTCCAAAATAATCAATCAATAATGTATTAACTCTCGGTATGCCATCCCACTTTTGAGCACATATATACTCTCTTATCGGATGGAACTTTTTCTTTTCAAATTCAAGTGCAAGCGCGTCGTCCACTTTTTGACTTGACACAATGCCGTAAACACACTCAATGTAATTACGAACACCAGAATAGTCAACATCACGAAGAGGCTCCACAGTATCGACTTTACGCCATGGTAACGAACGTGTAACATATCTTTTATTATCAAAAATGTTTAGCTTAAATACATCTTTTAAGAATTGGTCATGCTGAATTATTATATTCAAGTTATTGGCAGAATTATCATATTCGCCTTTTGTATTAGCGTCAAGCTCTTCTGTCCATGAAGTATCATATTCTTCAGGAACTTCTGCTTTTGCTTCTTCTGCAAACTCGAATTTAGCTTCAGCAAACTTTTCTTCAGCAATATGCTTTTTTGTTGTAGAGTCCTTAGAAGCAAATTCTTCCATTGCCTTAAAGCTCTTTTTATCTTTGTCTTCTTTTTCTTTGCCTGTATCTAAATGGCCAAATTTATGTATGCGAACTAAGTCAAATGCATTACATAATCTACCTCCAGCAGGGTCTGTTCCATGGTGAGAATATGCAAATTTATCATCATAGACTATTAAGCCCGCAGCTGTAGAGCCATTTATATACGTATATCGCCCTTCTCCAGCTGGTGTATATACATCTGAAAGAAAAGTCTCAATGGCTTCTTGTATAGTATAAGTACGGCAGAAAACACCAATTATGCCTTTTTTATCTTCTGGGTCCTCTTGCTTTTTGATAGCTTGCATTATTACATCTGTGCTATCTGTAGCAGTTGGCCATTCGCTCGTATCATGCCAATCATTATATAGCCCAAGAATATAATCAGCTTCAAGGAAAGGTCCGTCTTGAAATTCAAAGTAGTACTCCATATCTGATGATACAGACGGCCAGAACATAAGTCTATTTACGTCAAAAGTCGACTGGTCAAACAAATCAATGTTTAGGTCTCCAGCGACTTTTCGGGCAATGGCTTGATATTCTTCTTGTGATACTTCTCTATCAAGTGGAATTATCAATCTGTGTCGTGGCTTTTCAGGGCATGACTTATGAGTTGAATGAATAACCGCGGCACAATCAAATAGCATTGTAAAGTCCCACCAAAAGTTCTCGTGAGAAAAGTCAATATCCAATGTAATTAACTGGCGGTAAAGTACATTTGTTTTATCACGCCTACCATTTGTAAGAAATCCGCCTACAAATCCGCCTACGTCTTTTATCTTACTTTGCTCTTCTTTTGTGGCACTCATAAACCGCTTATATGTTTCAGCGGTTACTACAGGAGTAGCTAGCTTTTGAACTAAATTGCTCCAAGTAGTTTTGGTATTTTTCCATACTTTACTTGAAACATTTAGTCCAACTGCTATGCTCAAATTTTCATCATATTTCAATTTATCTACTTGCATAATATGCGTAAACAATATATAAACACAGCCAAATCGTATTTTTAATCTTTTAAGTAGAATGGTGTTGTATATCCATCTGCTCTTAGTGGAAGGTCTGATGCCCATTCAGGAGGAGTACCCATAATGCTTGCCATTTCTTCATAATATGCTTGAGCATTCTCTTCTGGTACTTCGCACAAAACCTCATCATGTATATGGCACACAGGATGATAGTTATTAGCCTCAAGATTTAACATAGAATTGCCAAGTAAATCTCTTGAAATAGCTTGTACAATGTTCTCTGTTAATTTGCCTCCATACGTATCAATTTCGCCCCATTGCTTAGTTTCTTGCACAACTCCTTGGTAACATAATACTCGTGTTGGCATCGTAGAACGGCCTATCTTCTTATCTTTGAATTTAGGCCCATAGTAGAATAGCTTTCTGCCAGATGGCAATTGTATTGTCATAAACTCACCATTACAGTCGAAAATTATATTTCTACAAGTGCATGATACTGGCCTTTGGTATCTGACAGCCTCTTTCGATGCTTCATCTATTTCTTTCCACATATCTACAATTGCAGGGTTTGCCGAGCGCCATTTACGCACCAGGCTCATCATTTCAGTATCTGATAAGCCCATACGTTCACCACCCATCCGCTTAAGTGCTCCTAATGAGCCTTCATAACCGAGTGCAAGCTCTGAAATCTTTGATTTGTCTCGAAGTACTGAACCTTTTGTAATAGCAGATATTGGTACATTAAACATCTTTGCTCCTGTAGCTTCATAGATTTTACCATCTCCATGGAATACGTCCATTCGCCATTTTTCGTTTGCAAGCCAAGATATAACACGTGCCTCAATAGCTGAGAAGTCCGCAACACTAAATACTTTACCAGGCGATGCTATAAGAGCTGTTCTTACTAACTGTGACAAAATATCTGCAACATCATCGTACATCATCTCAACCGACTCCCAGTCACGTGCTCTAATCATTTCACGCGGTACTTCTATATGTGATATATGATTTTTTGATAAATTCTGCAATTGCAATAATCTACCTGCCCATCGTCCAGTTCTATTTGCACCATAGAATTGAAATGTACCACGGACTCTATGGTCTTTCATGGCACAATTAAGCATAGCATAATACTTCTTAATAGACGTTTTTGAGAGCTTTTTGCGTATATTAAGCAACTCGATAACATCTGGATAATCTGCAAACTCTTTCATTAAATCAGGCATTGTTTCCTTTGAAAGTGACATAACAACACATCCTGTTGCCTTTTCAATCCATTGCCTAATTTGAGCAGGCGAGTTTGGATTTTCAAGCCCTGTTAGCTGTTGAGCATGTTGCGTTAAGATAGAAGTATATGTGTTATCTACTGCGATAGCAGACTCTGCTAATTCCATATCAACCAAAATACCTCTATCATTTATATTCTGGTCAAGCACATACATCTTGCGCTCAATATCAGGAATGATATATGCCTCTAATCTCTTAAATATCTCACACTCTGCAAGTACGTCATACTTGTTATATTCCTTATACATTTCCCACTTTTCAGGAGCATGTTCAGGATAATTCCGAGTACGCATGCCATTAACTCGAGTTGCTTTGCATGGGCATGAGAAGTATTTAATAAGTGCTTTACCAGTATCTAGCTTTTTATCTGTAAGATTAAGAGCCTTTGATACTCCGTCCAAAGAAAGTGGTAAACCACAATATGCAGCTTTTACAGAGGTACAATACCACTGTTCTGCTGGAACATTATATCCTATACGCTTAAAGCTCAAGCGCTCAAATACTGCATTATGTGCCACTTTTACACAATCCGGGTCAAGCAAAGCTTCTTCAAACTCTTCAGGCATTTCTTCACCTTGAGCCAAATCTACTATCTTTACCGGGCCATCATCTAAAGCATATCCTATTATAAGAATTTCAAAGTCTGGTGACTCGATATACTTATAAGCTCCAGACTCTTTAATATCTACAGATGAATATGTTTCAACGTCTATAAAAAGATTTTTTGCCATTATTTCTTTATTTGATATTATAGAATTGTGGAATAGGCAGGACTCGAACCTGCATCTTGCTCTCGTTGTTTTTAAGTGGTACCACGCTGCTCTTCCATTAAGCTACTATCCCAATAGGAGTATAGGCGGGACTCGAACCCACATTTACTTGGTTTCCACAGACGGTTTCCGAAGTAAGTTTTACCATTAAACTACTATACTCATTAATGCAGAGAGGAAATTACATCATATCGTCATCCTGAACAGCATTATCTCCACCGAAATCTTCTTCAGTTGTTGAGCCACCGGCCAACATCTCTCCATCTTCGAGCTTCTGGAGATTGTTCAATCCAGCAGCAATACCTTTGGATGAAACATTGAAAGCATAGAAGTTGATTGAAGCGCGACCATAACAACCTGAATAGAACTCGTCTCTGCTCATGATTGGATTGAGTGAGCGGTCCACAATGCCCGGCTGACGCATCGAGTTTGCATTGATGAAATAGTGGTCCTCAAATGCTGGGTCATCCGGACGCTCTTCATCGCCATCGCGTAGAGGCAATTTGAGGTTTGCTGGAATACGGCCATTCTTATCTGCGAGTTTTGCCTTACCTGCTTCCTTTGCAGCTTCTATGGCTTTCTTGATTTTGTCAATAGTAGCCGTATCGCTCTTAGGAATAAGAATGCAGATATTATACTTAGGAGTATCGCCCTCATTCATAGCTGTGGGCTCGAACACGCTTACATAGCAAAATCTTACTTTGCCAGTTACAACCTTGGTTGAATTTACTTGATTACTCATTGTCTTTTAATTTAAGTTGTTATTATTCTTTGAAATCTAGTTGTGCTTGAGCATATCCCATTGCTGGTCTCTTGTCTTCAAGCGGTACAAGAGTAGGTTTGCCTTGTGGCTTGATAACCACATCTGAGAGTATTTCCTCAAAACGCTTTTTGCCTACTAACTTCTCAATAGAAGTAATCGGTTTAAGCTTCATATTGAAAATCTCATCTTCTGAAAGTTCAGGGCAACGTGCAAAAATTGCATTAGAAGCTTGGTCTTCGTCAACCCATTTGCGTCGACTAATTCCTTCAACTAATTTAAGCCCCGGCCATTGCTTATTCTCGTTAATCGCTTTAGTTTGTGCATATTCTGTTATTGAATTAGCCCATTCTATAAGCTTAGGCACACGCTTAACTATATCAGCAATCTCATCATCGGTTAGCAACTCTGGGTCTGCAAATTCATGTTGCGCAATTTCGAGTTGTTGCTCATAAAGCTTACGACACTGATTACACACAGCACAAAATCTGCACCAATCTCCAGCATTGAGTTCTCCTTTACCTTCAAAAGCAAGTTCAGCTCTTGGCCTAAGCTCCTCTTCTGCCCATTTACGGAGTTCTTCGACAGATATTTGCCAACTTGATATATTGTTAATGCGAGGCTGTATAATAGTCAATCGCACTTCCGTTATATCATACATTGTATCATATTTCTGCAAAGCTCCAAGCCCATAAAGCATAAGTTGCTTATTCCATTCAGCATATACTGGAACACCTTTTCCATATTTTAAGTCAATAACTTCCATAAGGTTGTCATTGATAACAACACAGTCAGCTGTTCCAAAGCTTTCAGGCACATATTCTGCCAAATCGAGTTTCTGCTCAATTTCCATGACAGCTAACGGATTTTCAGTTTTTGCTTCAGCTAATTGTTCTGAGCAATAATCCGTATAGATAGGTACAACTTCAAGCATTTCCTCACTGAACAAGTCATTTGCCATTATCTCTTCGAGCCTTTGGTCAAAGTCTTGCTCACTAATGCTGTTAAGTGTATCTTTTCTCAGGTAAAGCTCTGAGAGCTCATGAGCTAATGTACCTTCTTCTGCATATACTGAAGACTTCTTTTCTCCGTATTCATCTTCAAGCTTAGCAGATGGAGTACAATTCAGCCATCTTCCTGCTCCAGAAGCCGAGAGGAGTGCATGACTCCTCTGACTATGTTTCTGTGGTTTAGTACTACTTGTCGCTTGAGCCATATTCTTTTATCAATTTTGCCAAATAACAGCATTGAATAGCATACTGAGCATAAAGCTTTGGATTTTCTCTGCGAAACTTCTGAGCTGCTTTTTGCAACTTCTTTGTACTCGACATAATTACAGTGACTCTAAGAAGTTATACATTTCGTCATACTTAGCCGGGTCAAGCTTTGTTACACTCGGGGCTCCAAGCTCATTGAGTTTCTGCTTGATTACGTCGCGATGCTCATTGACCTTCTTTGCAAGCATTCCGCGAACATCCTCAATGCTCTTAGAGGCAGAAGAAGCAGCCGGAGCAGCAGGTGCTGAAGGAGCAGGCTCGGCAGCGCTCTGAGTCTGGGCAGGTGCCGCAGGCTGAGGAGTAGGTTTTGCGGGAGCTGGCTTTGCTGGCGCAGCAGGAGCAGGTTTAGAAACTGAAGCGGCTACTTGAGCTCCACTTGGAACTCCTGCTGCAAACAATGAAGTTAAAAACTTCTGCGTATTTTCAGACAGGTTTACGCTAACCTCAACAGAAATTTTAATGGTTTCCATTTTCGTAATTTTTAATGAAGTTATCTAAATAGTTAATAAACTCGTTTACTGTCATATCTGGTACATTTGAGAGTTTTTGGTGGATAAGCTCATTATTCTTATATATAGATACGTACACACCTTTATAATTCAGCTTTACTTTATATTCGCCTTTCAGCATTGTTAGGCATCCATCTTCAGATGAACCTTTCCAAGTATTTGCTGAAAACAAATCAGTTACTAACACGCCAATATGATTGGCCAATCGCTCTAACTGTATAACATCCAAATTGGCTTCACCCTTTAACACACGGTCAAATGCCTGTTTCGGATATTTAACAGTAGGAAATAACACTTTCGCTAAATCTTCCGTATTTAGCTTGTAGTGCTCAATTACATTACCTATATTAAATTGATGTTCCATATTTTGGTGAATTTTATTATCTTATTTTCGATATGCAAATATACAAACTATTCTCGAAAGAAAAAAAAATTTTCCATTATTTTTTGAGAATTTATTTGTTAAAAATAATTAAACAGCAATTTTAGTGCGGCTTTGAAATTGCTGTAAACAAAGAAACAATAAAAACAATGCCTCTATATATTTCAAACTTAATTTCTTAATTTCCGATTAACATTAAGGTTAATAAGAAATATCGGCTTTTAATACGAAAAGATTTAATGAAATTATTGTTTCTTTGTTTACAGCATATATAAGTAATTGATTTTGAGCACTTTAGGTGTAAACAATGGATTGTTTATATTGTTTCTGTTGTTTACCGCTTTATGAAGTATTTTGCGCACAGCCATATAATTACTAAGGCTATGGCAGTTATCAGGTATTCACCAATATTAATTTTTATCTTTTGCCATTTAGTAAACTGAGCTTCTACAGGGTATGCAACTTGAATTGTATCAACTTTTTCTCGCCAGAGAGTATCATGCTTTTCTATGTATTTATACAAGTATTTATATTTACTGAGATACACGGTATCGCCTTTGTGCTCTACATAGATTGAATCTCTATGATATATGCTATCAATTTTGGTCTGAGATAAGTAAGTAGTATCTCTTTTCGTTGTTTCCACGGGCACATATTGAATTGACTTACAGCTATATAATATAGTGGCTAAAAATATAAGTGTAATTATTCTCGCTAATTCTCGCATAATCTTTGAGTTTTATTTGTTATTATTCATATTTAATATAAAAACCATTCTCGCACATAAGAAATTATTGCGAGAATGGTTTTTATGTGCTTCAGAGGTCTTTATACTCGTACTTAGCATCAAAGCTGGGGCATGCCTTAGCTGCAAATTCTCTGTGTCCATGAATAGTAGCATTTGGGTATTTTGCCTTTAAGCTTTTCAGCAATTCGAGTAAAGATTGCTTTTGAGCCTCAGTGCGCGTATCTTTAGGAGTTTTACCGTCTTTAGCAACACCTCCTACATAGCATACTCCTATAGAGTTTGCATTTTGACCTGAGCAGTGGGCTCCAACTACACTTTCATCTCTGCCTTTATGAACAGAGCCATCGAGCTCAATCACATAATGATAACCAATATCTTTCCAATGATTACCATTCACATGCCAATCTCGTATGGTCTCAGTTTTAACATCTCGTCCTTCAGGAGTAGCAGAGCAGTGGACTATGATTTTATTTATCTTTCTCATACTTTACCTTGTGCAATAAGTTCATAGAATAATTCAGCTAAATAGCCACCTCCCTGTTGCAAGCACTGCTCATCAATGTCTTTCAAGATTTTAGCAGTATCAGACAAATCAATCGAAGAATTCTCACCTGTAAAAGTATTACCCTGTTTATCTTTTACAGTGACTGAGAAGTTAGCAGGCAAAGAAGTATAGCCTACATCTTTTTTTTGCCTCAAGCATTAAGCGATTCATCTTTTGCAGATTAACCGTTAATTTTGTTTTGTCTGAGCCTACAGACCATTCTCCATTTCCTGCTTGACTTATATTTGTAAAATTTGCTGCTGGAGAAAAAGTAAGTTCTGAAGCACTTACAAAATCTTCAGGAGCATTATCTTTTGCAAAATCTATGATAACCCAAGGCAAGCTAGGCTTGCTTGCTTCATAGTCATATTGTTTGCGATATTTTTCATCTACATACTTATTGTATTCGTACTCATTACGTACGATATTTACACTAATTCCCTGTAGTTTCATTTTCCTTTTTATTTAATGATAATAATTGGCTTATTTTATCTAAAATCTCATGGCCTTGCTCTGCTGTAGTAGCTTGTACAATTTGCTTAACAATATCAGGCACATCTGCGGCATGAGCTTTTCTACGTTTACTATTTTCCATAACAGATTTACCTTCTATTAATAGAACTGCTATGGCGCAAAGAATTGTAGCAAAAGGCAGTATATAAAATGACAATAAACTTCCTAACGCATCAATCATAAAAGTAAACATCAATACGCGAGCATAGTCTCCGATTTTTACTATAGTACGTCTAAAACCATGAGACATAAGCTTTTCGCCTAATATTTTGGCTGTTAATGTGCCACTCCAAAAATCAACTATACATGCCATTGTAGCAAATAGCCAGCAAACAATAATTATACCAACTCTAACGGTGATAAAGAACATTAGCTCATCAAAGTTCTTGGCTTCTATAAGTTCTAACATAGCTATACGAATTTTTCCCAGTCTATTTTAATGGCTTTTCCTATAGCGTCTGCAGTCCATCTGCAGAATATCATGCCCTCATAGCCATCAGGGTCATTTGCTACTTTATAAGCAGCTCTGAGGCATGATGCTTCATCTTTTAGAGGGGTCAGGATAAAGGTCTGCATAGTACATATTAGCAAGATAAGTTACATCTCCATGTGTTACATGACTAGGAATTGTCAGACCAAGGCTTTCCATAGACTTCTTGACTTGGCTTGCAGTCCAAGAATGCTGTTGGCCATTTGCATTTTCCATCATTTTACTTACATGCTCTGCAAGCGCATCTGTAAAATGGTAGCCATGCTTTTTAACATACTCTGAATATCCTTTAGCGGACATAAGAGCATTTGCTGTTTGCTCATAAGGCAAATCGAATTTGACCTTATGCTCACCATGAGGAGTAGCTATTCTGCTTTCTACTACTACATCCTCTTCATCTTCGTGCTCCTTATCATGGTCGCACGTATGATGCTTTACTATGATATATTTTAATCTGTGTCCCATAACTTTTAGCTTTCAAATTTTTTGATGAAATTCTCCATCATTTCCTGCTGCTTTTTCATGAGTTCTTTCATTTCACCGATAGAACCTTCAATCTTGCCGAAGCGCTGCTCTGTTTCTTGCTTTTCCTTATACATAGGATTAAGCTCTGCAAGCAATGAAGGAGCTTTGTCAATGATGTTTTGAGCTTTAGAAGCAGAAGCCAAAACCTGTTCAGCATTTGCCTTTTGAGCTTCAACTTCGCTCGTCAATCCAGATTTTTCCGTTGACAGAACAAGATGCCCAGCGTAGGTAACTGAATGGCTTTCAGGAATAGCGTAAGTTGCCATTTTTCCATTGGCCTCTATAGTAACATCTACTACCATCTCTGTTTTGCCAGTCTTCTGGTTCATTTCTAATCGAGGAAACGATACCTGAGTGGCTTTGCCTTGAATAAGGCTAAATTCCTGTGTATCAAGAATGTATACAGGATAATTCTGCTTTATATCTTTGAATAACAACATATAGCTTATCTTTTTGAATTGTTAATAAAAAAGAGGGCGCTCAGAGAAGTATAAAACTTCCCTAAGTACCCTCAATTTCAATTAGGCCGCTGGTGCAGCTGCTGGAGTGATTGTTACTGTCAGTGAACTATATATAGCCAGACAATTAGAACTACCACAAGAAACATTAGCCAATCGTTGAGTTTGTCCCTCAGCTGATAATACAACATTTGTAGGCAATCCGGTTTGTTCTTGGAATGCGGCCATAAACTCTTCAACAATAACCTGAGTTGTTGCTTGACAGCCACATCCTGGCGTTACTATTGTTACAGTAGCAATAACAGGCACAAAAACAGTCGTTCCATTAAAGATTGGAGTACCAGTCTTATAAGTTACGAATGCTTCAGGCTGATTTGTTGAGTTCTCACAAATTCTACGGCACAGGCGTTCTTTGTATGTTGCTAACAAAGATACTCGGTTGGGCACTTGTGCAGCGGATAATCCCACTGGTGATAAATATACTGCCATAGTAGTGTCCTCCCTTAATTAGCAACCGCAGCCGTTTCCACAACCGCAGTTATTATTCCAGCCACAGCCACAATTGCCAAGCCTGTTGAAACGCTCGTTAATCAGGTTGTTCTGGCGCTCCTGAGAAAGCTCGAACTTAAGGTCCTGAATTTTCAGAGCCTGTTCGTCCTTCCAGTGGTTGTTCAGAGTGTCGATGATACGCTGAGTGTTATCCTGACCGGCACGAAGAATATCGCACTTATCTTGCTGAGCCTGGAAAGCAGTAGCTGAGAAACCTTGTGTAATTGCAAAGCCAAGATCACGCTGGCCATTGCGGAGTTCGCTAGTCTGCTGACAAGTCTGAAGCTGAACATCTGCGCGGAAATCGGCAATCTGGCGCTGAGTCTGGCAGCAGCAATTCTGCAGAGCCTGGATGATGTTGCAGTCACCGAGGTTAACAGCGTTGATAACACGTTCAGCAGAGAAACCAACCTGGCCGGCAACTTGCTGGATAGCAGCCTGAATATCGCAGCAGCACTTCTGAAGAGTGTTGAAATCAATGTTAAGCGTCTGAGCCAGCTGGCTAAGAGCAAAGCCATTGCCCTGGATAGCAGACTTAATGCAATTAGCATTCTGGTTGTCCTGCAACTGAGTGCGGATAGCATTGAGCTGAGCCTGAGTTTCGATACCCTGGGTAGCAGTACCTGCGCCATCCCCACCAAAGCCAAAGCCTCCATTGCGGAATAGGGCTAGGAACATGAGGTAAGCAAACGGATTGTTAGCCCAAGCATTCATACCTCCACCCATCATGGCGGCCATCGGGCCCCAATCGTCTCTGCGGTTATTACCGTTTGCCAGGATGGCAGCTGCGAGCGCGTTGTCGTTGTTATCGCGGTCGCAACAATAGATTTTTTCTACAGTTTCTCCCATAATTTGAAGAATTTAGAAATTTGTTAAATAATAAAGTTAATTATATGCAGACGCCTCTCTAGAAAAGGCGCGAAGCATCAAGTCAATGACTCCCAAGCGGCAGAATAAATCCATTGCCCTTGTATATCAAGATGTACTCCATTATTACCTAATGAGTTCATAAAATCAGGCATATTCATGTCTGTATAATATGTATCATGTACATCATTGCATATTTTATCAAGATTTAGTATCACGTTATATCCCTTATCTATTGCTAACTTCTCGGCTCCAGCGTAATTACATTTTACAGTATCTGGATAATCTCTATATCCCTGTTGCCCACAGTGAGGTAGCCATACACCAATATCAGAGCCGATATTCTTACCAAGACTTTCAAAATATGTTTTCAAATTGTCCATATTTGTATTCATAGAAGCGATTTGGCCTGAAAAAGTTTTATTAGCAAGATTATTATAACACATTTCAAGTATAATAGCATCACATGGAACAAATTTGAACATGGCACTTCTTAAGTTATATATAGCTTGCTGAGTATATCCACTAATGGCCATGTTATTTATATGTAAAGCATAAGGCAAATCAGATGTTCCCCAGTATGTAATGCCCCAATAAATAAGATACTTAGAAGTGTCTGAGCTCTTTGTTATTGTGATAGTTGTCGGTAAACTGGTATCAGTTATATTGAAATATAACCTCATATTTGGTATTCCAAAGCTATCATTTCCACCACTTACTTCCGTTAAATTTTCCATTGATAAATCACAAACATGGTTATTAGCTTCCACAGCTCCTTCTCCACTGAAGTCATTAGGAATAGTATTGACTTTTACTATTCCATTTCCTCTATCAACAGCTATAGTTACACTATCGCCATGAATATGTGCATGATATAAAAAGTCAAACTTACTATATCCTGCTGGTATAGTAAACTTTATAGAAGCATTTGCAGAATTACTAAATCTTTTAGGAATATTTCTTTGCCACCAAGAATCTTCTGACTTATCAAATTGATAAGGAAAGCTTGCTTCATCAATTTTTGTAGAAACTTGCATTACATTAGTGCCAATTTTTCCTGCAAAATTAGGGTCTTCTCTTCTTGTTTGACCTATGTATTCTGTCTTGAAAGTTCCAATCTCAGTAAATATCGCTTGACTATCATCAGACCACGTATTATCCCAATCTCCAACAAGGGATTTTTTACCATAATCGAATCTTCTATATTGTGGATTGCCCCACCCTAAAGCATTCCATAACATATTAGCATTTGCTTTCTTGTCACAAGTTGGTGGAACAGCTGCTACACCTTTTTCATCTTTTGTAAATGTTGATTGAAATGCAAAAATACTATCCCCGCAAAGTGTTAAATAAACATCCTTAAATTGTGGCTTTATTATAGGAAACTTACCAACTGAATTTGGAATAATAGTTTTAGCTCTTTGTTTAATAGTACTTAATTTTTCATTATCTTCAAGCTCAGCAACTCTTGTTTCTAAATTGTATATATCGTGTTGTAACGCTGTAAAATCTTCTATACTTTTTAAGTATATGTATGCATAAAATGTTTTATCTGTAGAAGCATAAGTATTCAGCATTAAATACCCATCTTTAGTAGGAGTATATTCAATCGTTTCATTGTTATCAAAACTCCTTTTTGTTTCAAAAACGGCTTCATAGCCTCCATTTAATGAGCCTTGTGTATATGTCACATAACAAGATAAAGTCTTAAATTTAGTGTTAGCTGTATTACTAATAAGATTTTGTACTAATCTTATTTGATATTTTTTGCCAGCATATAATTTTTTCTTAAACCATGAAAAATTAATGTTAATGTAGTTATCTGTATCATTATTACCTGTAAGAGTTCCAACTTCAATTTCGTCTGTTTCTATATCCGATTTTTGAATAGCTTGTTTTACAGTAACCGATACAGAGCCATTAACAGTTGCACCGATGTTAAACATCAAATATCCATTCACATCAGGAATAAATTCAATTTCTAAAGGCAATCCTTTTGCTTTATTAAATCTACCTATTTCAACATACCCATACGAATTAGTACCTTGGACATTGTCTGTGTATAATGATATGCTGTTTATTTCTTCTTCATTGGTATATTCTATGCCAAACTTATACTTATTTCCTTCAATAAGTTCTAAATCTGTGAAATTAAATGCTCTATTTGGGCCAGAAGCACTCTCTTCATTATTACCAGTTAAAGTATATAAACCTATATTAACAACATCTTCAAGCTCAGCAACATCAGATGATAGCTTGTCAATATCAGATGATAGCCTTTCTGCATAATTTTGCAATGACGACAAAATATTCATATAGAATTTCTCTTGCCAAGATTGCTCAAAATTAACAGAACTTCCTTCACCTATGTAAATACCCCACAATAACCCATACGTATATTTGCCTTCAGGATAAGTATCAACAATAATCCAGTTGCCATCTGTTGTGTTTTTATAGAACCCTTCTCTTATAAGGTTATGTGCTGCATAAGCATCGCAAGCTCCAAACCTTAAACTATGAACGGCTTGAGTTCCTATTTCAAGTTCAAGTGTATAATAATCTTCAATGCCTATATCAATTTTCTCAGATAATGGTAATTTTATTATATCACCACTTTTTAATTGATTGAACTCATCTGGTGTTACAGTAATAGTATCAATCAATTCTGTAAATGCTGTATTTATGGTGGCACCGTTTCCTTTATAAAGTCTGAAAATTAAACTGCTACTGATAGCTGAATTACTACTTTTAATGACAAACAGCGTTTCAATTTCCTGAGCAGCAACCCCATGAATAACAGAAGCCCAGTTAGTTTGTAGGCCTCCTAAGTCGGGTTGTTTATTTGCTATTCCTCCAAAAGTAAATAGCTTATTTTTAGTTGTTAGGCTATTATCTTCAAGCTCAGCAACGTCAGATGATAGCTTGTCAACGTCAGATGATAGCTTGTCAACGTCAGATGATAAATCTGTATAAATTTTACAAGATATGCTAATATCTGATAAAGCGGCAGTGTTAAACATTATATATCCATCTTGCTGCGCGATAAAATCTACAATAAACTCGTTATTCGAAGAAAGGTTTCTATAAGATTCTATAATAGCAGCATATCCTCCAGATAAATTTCCTTTGTTAGTTGTTATATAACAACTAATAGCTTTTACATTTCCAGTTGCCGTAAATTGTAATCGCCCTTTATATCCTTTTTTAAGATACGTATTACCCCAATAAAAAGCAATTTTGTCTTCTCCAATACCATTTATAGTACCGGTTTCTTTAATTCCGCTGTGCAAATTTAATTCTTTATACGAAATAAAAGCCCATTCGTTGTCGTCTGTATTATATATTATAGCAAATCCTGAATTTTTTAATGTTATGCCATTAAAATTTGAATATACACCTAATTCTAAAGCAATATAAAATACTGGGCCATCTGGAGTTCCTGGATTAGTAGTTGGCGTAGCTATACCAGCGAATGTTGCATTTTCTCCAACAGCACTAACAATACTGTTGAGAGTATTCTGCAAAACAGCACCAGTAATTTCTTGGTTACCATTCGTTTTTATAACGTCTGCAATAGTTGCTTTTAATGTTGTCCAATTTGCCATATTACTCTATATCAAAATCGTTATTAAAGTCATTATTAAAGTCACCGCCTGCTAATTCAGGTTCATATCCGCCTATATTAGCTATAACAGTATCAGTCTCAAATTCGCATTCAACCGCTGCTAAATCTCCTTGGTCTTCCCATTCAGGCTCCATGCTAAATGTAGTCAAATCATAGGTTTGCAATTTACTTGTAATTTGTTTGCTTTCGCATAGTCTTACAATTCTAAGTGCATCGCATAGATATTCAGGAGCTACGAATGTAAACTTATAAATCTTTTTGCTTACTTGGCTCTCAATAAACGTATAGCCCATCCGCTCAGTAGCTTCTTCCTCAAAATCATATTCAGGTTTACCGATTTGTGTATTCAAGTAGCACTTAAATTTGAAATTGTCAGAAAAATCTACTATACCATTTTTAAGCTCAAAGTTATATGAATTGTAATACTCAAGAAGCAGATAATCATCCACTTTGTTAGTTACAGTAAATACGTCAGAGTATATTGTTCCTAAGCCTGATATTGAAATAGCTAGATAATATAAACCTTCATGCTTTATTTCAACTATAGGAAGAGTACCAGGATATTTAAGAAGCTTGAAGCCGGTATATGACTTGATAGTCAGGCCATTTTCTTTCATACTTGTTGTTATAGTGGTATAAGTCCCTGTATTGTAATTATATAATCTTACCCAGTTTATAGATGTTCCACTAGCAAGAACTACTTGAAAAGGCAATAACATATTCTTATAGGTTATTAGCGGATAAACCTGGCCAAAAGCATAATCTTTACGATGATTTTGCAGCGCAAGATTATCGTAAAAAGGCAATGGCGATATGTTATTATTCACTAACTTCATGCTGCTAATTTACAAATAAAAATCGATATAAGAAAATTTCTTAATAATTTTTAACGCACAATTTTATTGAGGCACATAAAGTAATCTTACTTTAGCATGACGAGTATTTACATTGACAGAAATCTCATCTATTTTGCCATTCCCTATAGTGGTTTTAATTAGCTCAAGCTCATTCAAATCTTCTTCTATAGGAAATTCTATGGTGTGCTTCATACACATTTTTACACCACTAGCATATAAATTACCGAGCACATTACATTTTATATCTGTTGCCGGCATATCATACATATAAAAGCGCACAAGATATGCCCAAGCTGCATAGAAATTCTGAATTACAGCCTTATATGTATCGCCGTTTTCATCTACCAACTGTGTTTCAATTATGGGCAATTCTAAAGAGGAGCCATTTTTAACGGGACATAATAATGCAAAGCCGTCATCTGAGAAATTAGATGGATTAAATAGCATGTAATCTACATCGGATGAAAACTGGCTTATATTTATTTCTTCTGTTTTATCTTTCTGTATATAGTTAGATTTAACATCTATGGTTACTCCGCCAAACAAATCAGTAACATCATCCATCCATCCAAACTCGTATCGCTGATTTAAGTCTGTTTTGTCATATTCTACTTCTGATTGAAAATAGGATGATAATTTTTTGTTAAATTGGTCTACGAGCTTAGTAAAATCAAGCTGAATGTTTGTGTTATAAGAATATGAGCCACCTCTCATAAAGAAACTTATATGCTCAATCTTAAACTTGTTATCTTCTATATACCAATAGCATCTAAAGCAATCACGAAGCATTTTCATTATATCTTCTAATGATACTTCTGCTTTTTGAGCTGGCTGGTCATATTCGCCTTTAAGTATATTTGTTTTCTGTGTTATATGCACATAAAATCTTGCCATTGACATCGGTGCAGTGGTATCATACAAAAAGCGACTATATTCAGCAGTTGCTTCATGCTGAAGAGTAGGGTCTATTTCTTTAAGCAAAACCTTTATTGCTGCTGCTATAGAATAACTATCTTTAAGAGTATATTGCTTTCTTAATCTTTCTTCAAATAAAGAATAATAACTATCATATACATACCACAGTGAAGCATTAGCCCAAGAATTTCTACTAATAGGCAAAGGTCTACCTATACCAGCGCTACTAGGAATAAACTCATTTGTAAAATATTGGTTATAATCATTTAAGCCATATCTTGTAGGCTCATCTACTGCTCTAGAAGTACAGAAAAACATTCCACCTGTTAATCCAATACACTTCTTATAGTTTCTATTGTCAGTAACAAAATCGTCAGATGGTAAGCTATATGTATTTTTTACGCCTTCTGAGTCTTCTACGGTATCTACATCACAAAGCAAACGTCTATAGATATGATATACGAAAGGGCTCTCTATAGTAAACGTATCATTTGAATTATTTACATTTACCATCTTAATATCCTCACGTCCTATATATTTATTATCAGGGTCACTAACAGCCCATTGCTTTTCTGATTGATACAGCAGTGTATTATCTGAATTTCTGTATAAGCGTATCCAGTATATTGTAGAACTTCCATCTACTAATTCCATTTGGCATGTATGCCCTGGGTCCCACTTACTCCAATAGCCGTTTATTCCAGCATATACTCCGTTAACACCAGAAATACTAGCATTTCTAATATAAAACTCATTTCCTGCTTTTATATAAGCAAAATAATACTTATTTATTAAGTCGTTATGGTTGTCAATTGCTTCATTCACATCATCTTCCCAGTATATACCACCGAAGAAATTAGATATTGAATTGGCACCTCTTACATAAACCTGCATTAAAGAACGTTTATGCAGATTTATTCTTGATATAGCTGGAGCAAGTTTTATGAGGTCATAAGTATTTTCATATTTATTAACCACATCATTATATTCATCAAGAGCAGTTGTTTTAAGCTCACATGACTTTTTTTCATAATCAAGTTTGCAATCTGTTTTATTAAATTCGCCTTTATAATACTCTATCCATTTACCAGAAGTCCTATTATACTTATCTATGATAAATATCATTTGGTCTTCTAAGCTTGAGTTGTGTACAAGCTCATAATCACTTCCAAATAGGTTTATTTTACCATCAAGCGAAATACGGAAAAATTCTTGCCCACTTTCTTTAGCATATTTTTTATTAAGCTCTTTGTAATGTGGGTTTACTGACTCTATAAAGTATATAAAGTTAATATCTTTTTTTGCCATAAAATTAGCATCTGCATTAGTAAATCTAAATGCATAATACTTAGCGTTAAACGGAGGTATTATAACAGTATTATTGTTGCTCATTAAGGCTTTATAAGAAATAAAATTCCTTGAAGAGTCATAGAAAAATATAGCATTATAGCTGTTTACAGAAATTAAATTAACAAAAATAAGTTTATTTTCATTCAAACTACTAAGGCCATAGGAATATTTACCAGACTCAGATACAAATTCTCCTGAGTTATTTATTCCGGTACCACTTGAAAAGTATATATTCCTGTTAGCAGCTCCTACATAAAAGTTATATTTTGGAGGTATCATATTTTAATTCTTTATAATTCGTTTAACATTCTTATGCTGAATAACTACTGTGCCATTAGGCAATGTGTAGTATTTAGTTTCACTCTGCTTTCTAATGCTTCTCACATCATCCTCTATTTTTGAGAGGTCCATGTTTCCACTGGAATTAAGAGAAATACTTAGCCCATCTGAACTAGCAAATGCATTAAGGTATTTATCTTCAAATGTTCCTTTATTTAGGCTATCAATAACATCTGGAAGTATCTTTTTATATTTCCTAGTTCGCTTCTTACTTATAATAGCAAGTGCTTCTCCACCTTCAGCTCTCATTCTATGCTTCTTCTTATTCTTTACACCTAAATCAATATCATCGCCAGATGCATGAGAGCCTCCTTCCAAGAACTCAAGACCTCCTTCTCCATATTCATCAGATTGGCTTGCTGTTACTTGTTTGGCTTTAATTTTAGCCACTGCAAATGAAGTCCACATTGTAGCAATAGCAGCTAATGCAAGAGCTGGGCCGACAATAGGAATTGAAGAGAATGAACTCCACAGATTAGCAGACGCAGTGATAAGTGAAGATGCCTGAATAACAGTGTTTAATGCTTCTTGACGCTTTTGAGCTGCTTCAAGCTGCTTTTGCTTTTCTTGCTGATTTTTCTTTTCTTGCTCAAGCTCTTTTTTCGCTGTTGCTACATTATTAGCATAGCCATTATTACGAGCTTCAACTTCAGCATCATAAGCTTTTTGTGCAGCTTCTACTCGAGCTTCAGCTGCTTCCACAGCCTGTTCAGCCAATTCAACTTCAGCATCCATGATGGATTGAAGTTGCTCTATTACTATATTTACAGCATCCTTTAGAGCATCAATCTGGTCGTCATCAAAGCCAAGTTTCTCAAGCAAAGTACCGCCTAAACCTTTTTTGCCAATGTTCTTAATAAAATCATCAAGTTCTGACAGTTCACGGTCTATACCTTTAACAGTGGCTTTAGCAGCATCAATTTGAGCTTGACTCCAATCTAATCCACCAGCTTCTGCTAAGCGTATTTGTTCTTGCCATCTAGCTTTTTCTTGTTCAAGCTTAAATCGAGTTATCTCAGTTTCACTGCGTTTAACTTCATTAAATACAGCCTCATCAAGAGCTTGTTGTTCATCAAAGCTGGTCATTTGGAATGACCCTTTAGTTTGAGCTGCAGACTTATCAAACTGTGCATTTATTACAGATGTACTTACTTGCTGTTCTGCAGGTTTAGCAGCATTTTGTGCTAAAGCTAATTGTCTACGTACTTCATTTTGCTGAAGTAGCAGATTAAGTTCATCTTCGCTGCCTTTTTTAACAAGCTCAAGCTGATTTTCAATATCACGCTCTCTTGCATATAAAATTTTCTGGTCATATTCACTCCACAACTCAAGTTTTTTCTTGTTGAGCTCAATAAGTATTTCTTCTTCAGAACGAGCTTGGTCATCTCCTGCCTCTAATAATCTCTTATTAGTATCAAGTATCAAAGCATATTCCAAATCAAGATTTTCTTCCATGAGTTTGCGCTCTTCTACCAACGAGGCTTCCATTTGAGAAGCGTCGCGTGTAACTACTACATTGGTAGTTACAGTAGACTCTTGATTTTGAGCTGCTTCAGTTGCTGCGCTAGTGTCAGTAGGATTTATAGTATTACGTTGCGTCTGCAAAGAAGCAACTTTTTGCTCATTCTGAATTTGTTGTAACTGAAGGTCTAATGCTCGTAAATTATTAGCAATAGTCTTAGTTATAAGTTCTTGCTGCCTATCAATTTGTTTCTTTTGGTCTTCAGTAAGCTTTTTATATTTTCCATCTACATTTTTAACGTATTCTTCATTAAGACGGTACATCTCACGAAGCTTATTATTTTCATCCTGAACCTGGTCAGCTGCAGCTTTACGCCTTTTAGCATATTCATCTTTAAGTAATTCAGTTACACTTTCCTCGTATTCTCTTTGTATTTTTATATCATTCTGGTTTATAGTACGAGTTAAATCACGCGGTTCTCTTGTGCGTGTCTTTGTAGTCTTATGCTTTCCTTCTATGCCAGCAGCTTCAAGTTGGGCTTTAGCAGCTTTTTCATATCCAGCTGCTAAATCAAAATATGCATCTCCTGTTTTCTCTGCAGCATTTGCTTCATCATTGAGGTCTTTAATTCTCTGTTGTCTAAAATCTTCTGCAGATACTTGGTCAGCTACCTGTAAATTAGCTGCAGATGGTCCTACGCCAAATTCATCAGTAGCTCGTAAACTAGATTGTACCCACCAGTTTTTGAATTTATCCCAACCTGATGGGCCTTTACCTGCTTCTGTTTCTGCTTTATTTCTAGCAATTAAAGCTTTTTCATATTCATCTGCGGCTAATTTTTGAGCAGCGGCGACTTTAGCTCTTAATTTAAGAGCATTGATTACAGCTTCAGTATTATCTACAAATACGTTTTCAGCATCTGTTACATTATTAACAGATACTCCAAGCTGGTCAAAATTAGATTTGTTGTCTTTAATCCACTGGTCTTTTTTAGCAGTAGTTTCAAGATTTTTCCATTCCTGTTGTAGCTGTTTTAGTTTTACAATGTTATTACCGTAACTATTATTAGTATCTTCAAGTTCTTTAGCTATATTATCAAGAGCCTCAGTTGTAGATATAACAGCATTTTTTGCTTTGAAAAGATTACCAACCCACGTTATAATCTGTTTGCCAAACATGGAAAATACGGTAAGCAATATAACAAGCACAGTATTCCAGCTAAATAAAGCTTTAACTATTGAACCTGTCACGCTTACTGTTGCTTTACCTTCTGCTTGCAAAAGTTTATTCTGAGCACGTAATCTGTTAATTTCATCAACTACCATAGGTATATTATTTGATATACCTAAGAAGAATGTATTAAGCGATACAGCTGCAGCAGGTAATTCTCGTACTACTTGAGAAATAGAAATGCCTAAGCCATCCCATGTTTTTTGATAATGACCTACAGACAATCTATAATTACCTGTCGCTTCTTGCAATTTTATCATCTGCTGATAAATTGCATTTGTCTCAGCTTCAAGCTTTTTACCAGAGTCAGCAGCTTCTCTCTCAGCTGCAGACATCTGATTAAGTCGTATTTTATTTAATGCATATTGAGCTGAAAGTCTATTATAAGAACCTTCTGCAGAATTAGCAATTGTAGCTTGTAACTGAGCAATCTGATTTGCTTCTCGTATTTGAGTTGAATAAAGTTTAAGCTGCTGATTTTCTTCTGACTGAGCATAGGCAAGTTTCTCTTGAGCCTGAGCTAATGGGTCTACTGTAGCTTTCTGCTGTTTTCTAGCAGAAGTAAGCTCAGCAATCTTAGCTTTCAACTCAAGTAATCTTTTGCCTTCATCTGACTGTAAATAAGCTAATCTTTGCTCTGCCTTTTCTACTTCAGACAGAGTTTGGATATGAGGCTTCATTTGGTCATCAAGGGCCTTAATCTGATTTTTCAAATTAAGAATATCATTGAGTAGCTGTTGCCCCATTTCGCTATCTGCTCTTTCAGCTGCAGTTAAAGATTTATATAGCTCAACTGTTTGCTTTAGGTCAGACTTAAGACGGTCGTAAGAAGATATAGCTTGCTGAATATAACGCTGCTGTTCTACAGTTGCTCTATTAGCATCTGAAGTTTGTGCTTTAAGCCAAGCAATCTGTTTACCTGTATCAGATAAAGCTAATTTAAGCTCATTCTGGGCTCTTTCAAGTCTTGACGTAGATGCTGTTGCTTCATCAATAGCTTTACGCCCTTCACTTGTAGCTCCACTAGCAGACTTAAGAGAATGTACAATTCTGTCTGCGCCTGCTCTGATAGCATTTACCATTGTCTCGTATGACTGATTGAGCTCGCCAAGTTGCTTGACAAGCTTTTCAATCGAGTCATCCGGCTCGATTATATCGCTATATTTTATCTTATCGTCTTCAGCCATAATTATTTCCTTTTATGCCGTTTAACACTCTTGCTTTCTGCTTCTAATTGCTGTTTTATATTATCAACAGCATTATAGAATTGAAGTACTGTCATCTTTTTAGCGTCCATGCTTGTTTTTTGAGCTATCAAAAGACAAGTACTTTCAAATTGCTTATCATATTTTATCTCAACAGACTCACTTCCTATGTATGATTTTGGAGAATGCATGTTAAGCATTATCATATCTATGGTTTCTATCTGCTCAGAGTTATCTGTGTCATTTATCATAGAGTCCAAGACAAGAAGTGTTCTTTGCTTTAATTTATCGTATGCATCTTTTTCCTTTGGATTTACAAAATCTCCTGGAAAGTACATTTCAAGTTCGGTGGTTACTTTTTTTTTAAGCCAAGTCAAAAAGTCTATAATCTTTGAATGCTTTATTTCTTTAAGCCTGGCCAATATATTTTTAAGCCCGTCGTCTGACAAATCATTAACCTCTTCACCATCTATGCTGTGAATAAGAGCTGCAAAAGCTAAGTACCTCGGTGAAATTTCATTGTTCACCATATACATATTTTGCCTCATATTTTGCAGTTCTTGCAAGGCTTTTTTGGCATTATTGCTTTTAATGAATTTAGCAACACGGGTTATATGGGCATCAATATCATCTGCATCTGAGCCAATTCCAGAGTCTATAAGCAAATACTTATTGTACTTCTGAAAATTTACAATGGGCATTTCATCTATGCTGTCATATACCCGTACGACTTTTTTATTTACTATCAGGTTTTTCATATTAAAATTCGCGTTATAGGGGTTGATATGATAGGAATAAGTATAATACTCATCTCGTTAAAGAAAATAGCGAGAATGATAGCGAGAATAAGCGATGTCCAAAAACTTAAGCAAAAGTCACAATCGAATAATTGAGAAATAAGCTTAGGAGCTCTGGTAATTATCTCATCACGCGCACCGAGTTTTCCAATTAGCAAAATAGCAAATGCTGCTGCTAAGGCTATATATATTAAAGCCGAAAGCATTGTTATAAAATATACCGTTGACATAATTCTCTAGTTGTTAAAGTAAATTCAATTCGTATTCCTGCATAAGGGTACATAAAGAATTGTTTATCAATATCTTGTATACCTTCTCCTTTATAAGTATAGTTATTATAGATTTTCTCTATTGAATAGCCTTTGTATATATTTTCAAAGCGCTCATATATATCATTTATAACGAGCTTACCAGTTGTAGTAATAAGACCCGGAGTAGTTAATACTCGCATAATTTCATCTTTTACTTCTTCTGTATGCATAACAGTTTCATCTTCATAAATACTGCCGAGGTCATACCAAAATATAATGGCTCCGCTGAAAGTATATTGTGGCAATGATTGAACTACTTCAGTAATCTTTTGCGGGTCATAAATATCAAACCATGAAAAATTGCCAAAGTTATCATTCGGTAAAAGTGACACATATTCTCCGTTGCCGTTATACATTGCAGGGTATATAAACTTATTACCATCTGGCCTATGTTCTACGAGCTTATATGCTCTACCAAATGCATAATTAAGCCATTTAAGTCTGTTCATAAGTGACTTTTGCATATCCTGTAATATCTTATCAAGCAATACAGGGTCTTCCTTAAATCTTATTTGTACTGAGTTTTCCTTCATTTCCTTATTGCCTGTTTTAATCGTTTAACTAATTCTTTTCTTATATGAGAACGAACTATTCTGGTAAAGTTTTTATCCGTTAAGCGAAAAATCTCTTCACCATATTTCTCAATAAGCTTAGGTGTTTTTTCATCACTCGCAGTCACATAAAAACCTTCTGAGTCAAATACTACAAACATAGACTCATGAAAAGCACCTGTGTCTCGCAATGTGACCCTTGTAGTAGGCTGACCTTTTTTCTTTTTTATTTGTATGGTTTTAGGCTTATATGGCATATAATCCATTATCTTTTCACCTCTACCGTTGATACCACGACGATATAACTGGTCATCTGCTATAGCTGATACTATTACATCTTCTTTGTCACACACAATATCTTCTAATAGCATAGGCAAGCTATCCTTAAAACTTCGCAGCCTATATTCCAGATTGCGAAGTGTCGCATTATATCGTTTTACAGTCATACTTATACAGTTCTATATTTAATGCCATTGTTTCGGCATGGCAAACATACTCTATCAATTCCAGAAGTACTTAGTTTAATGGCCTTGAAAGCCATATCTAGCTGATAACTTAAACCTGATTTTTTCATAGAAGAAGAGTCACCATCTACCTCATATAATATATCAAGTCGAGAAGCATTGATTGAATGCCTATTTGTTCTTACATTAGAGTTGTATGCAAATTCACGTAACATATCTACGGCTACCTGCTTAGCTATGACATCTTGAAACATCATTCTCTGCTCAACTATAAAGTCTGTAATATCACAGCTTACAGTAACTTCTAAGTTTAATCCGTAGTTATTATCATAGGTATATTGATTGTTTTCAACATCCCACAAATGTAAGCTTTCGTCTTCTATACTTATAAGTTCTTCATTTACGAAGAATGGATGAATTTCAAGATATTTAGACCATGCCATCCAAGCAAGTAATTCTCTACGCGAGCATGAGCCACAGGGCTCTTTTGACCAGTCTTTATCTTTTCTGATAGCTCGGCTTCCCTCTGGAAGTTCGGACTGAAAATAGCATAAATACCAACTTCCTCCTGCATCATTATCTTCACTTTGATATGGCAAATAAAGGTCATCGACTGTAAACCATTCAGCACTATTATCTCGTACTTTAGTCAGCTTTATGGTTTTAATTGGCTCATCCATGCTTGAATGCATAAGATACAAAGTATATTCTCCAGCTTTAGTAAACTGAAGGCATATTTTATTTATCTTTGCGGTTACGCCTTTTGCTCTTACTGATATAATTTCAAAGCCAACTAGGTTTTTCTTATTTTTTACAGTATCTACTAATCTACCTGTTCCATCAAACAGAGTACGACTTTCGCATAGTGGCTTGTTTGTTCCTTCTGCCGTTTTTTCATTGCAGTATCTAGCAATAGCTTTTTGAATGCTTGCTTTTGTTTTGCTCTCGAGCCATTCAGAAAATAAATTGGTTTCAACCCAATACTCAGACTCAATATCGGGCTGTTTTCCTTGTGCTTTTTGAAGCGCTTTATATTGTGTTCCTTGATAATCAACTACATTGCCTTTGCTATATTCCTTTTCAGAACTGTATTCTGGAAAAGTGATATTCTTAAAATCCGGAGCAATACATGACATATTCTGCAAAGTCAGCAAAGGATGAATTTGTTGAAAATATAAGCCACTTTCACTCACGGTTAAAGCATCAGATATTTTTAAGTCTGATGTATCATAATTTTGCTCCCATCCAATAAGGTGTAACAGTTTTTCTTGTATATCGTTGGCTCTAACCATAATTCTTAATTTTTAATGAAAAATAGGAGGCCACTATCGCCTAGTGGCTCAGTGTGCCTCCTACCAAAGCTAATAACAACTCAAAGATTTGCTATCTATCATCCTCCAACTCCTGCAGAAGCCTCCTTAGTATTAACCGGATTGTCTTCAGAGTTGACAACGACCACAGGCTTAGCATAAACTGCATCTTCACTTGATACGTTGAATGCCAGAATAGGACTTGCCAAAGTGCTAGGTGCGCTGTTATATGCGGTCAAGAAGGCCACATCAACAGCAAAGCCATAGTGCTCTTTACGAGTACGAGTCATATCAGCGGTAGCGGCCCTTGCGATAGTATTGTAGTCACCTACAGAATCGTAGAAGTATGTACCAACAGGCATATTCAACAGAGGCAAAGTAGCAATGCCCCACTCATGGCCATCACCAGAAACAGTTCCGAGCAAGCAGTCACGCTCGAAGCGGGTCAACATTCCAAGAGAGCCGGCATTTACGGCATAACCTTGAGCATACTTACCTCCGGCAGCTGCAATGTTGTTTGTCAGGTGAACAACCTTAGTACCGAATTCATTCTGCTTGTTTACGTCATTGTAAAGGCCGTGCTGCTGCAATTTACGCATAATAGACTCAACACCGGGGTCACCTACAATGTGCAACTGGCCATAGAAGTCATTTGCTCCCATCATAACTTCAAGGTCACCAAATACGTTTTCACGCTCAGTCCACTTTGCATTGATGGCATTAGAAGACCAGTCATACAACAGCGGGTTTTTCAAAACCTGTGTTTTGTTGGCTGCAAGAGTAGCAAGAGCGGCTTCATCAAGCTTTTTCGCAAAAGCATAGATGTACTTCATCATCTTGGTTTCAAAGTCCTTCTGAATGCCAATTTCGTTGTTCATGTACATTGCCGGAGCAATAGTAAATCCCCATGCATAAGTGGCAAATGTGATTTGAACCATCTTAGAAGTGTTTTCACTGTCGGCGATTGTCAAGGTGCGAGTACTACCAATAGTAATATCAGCATCGTAGTCAATCACCGGAGTTTCCAACGTGTTACCGATAGAGGTCCTTGCTTTTTGCTTCAGTTCCTCAGTGAGGATGCCAGTAGGGTCTTCAGACTGCACCATAAAAGCGTTCAGCGCACCGTACCTACTGGGGCGATACTCAAACTTATCAAGGTTAGAGTTCGCACGGATGTTCTGGATACGTGTTAAAACTAGACTCATAACTTTTAAGTTTTTTAATTGTTAATACTTATGCTAATATGGTGCATTACCCTTTTACGCCTCATAGCATTTTTCGTTTATCTCTTAGGATGTGCCATTTTATCTAATAGGCAAACTTGCCACATTGTTTTCAGTTCTCAGCTGCATTGACTGGTCTGCAAATTCCTGTGAGTCGCGGGTCAAACCATTTGCAAGCAGATGTGCCTCGATGGCTTTATCAGCTTCAACTTGGCTCTTAATGCCAGATAAGTCAAGTGTTCCACCTGTTCCGCCTGAACCGGACCCAAAGCCTCCTGTTCCACCACCTGCCTGCTTACGGCCTGTGTCAATTACGTCTTTAAGCGACGTTTCCATTACAAGCTCCTGCATTGTATAAGGATTAAGATTGTTCTTCGGATTGTTGAGGATATTACCATCCGCACCACGAATAACAAGTTTCTTTCCTCCTTGGCCGTCCTCTATGAAATCAGGAGTACCTTTTGCAAGGACTTCTGCTTTTGCAGCATTGAGCAGCGTCTTCTGAATAGGCTCAGTAATACCACTCTTAAACTTAAGACCTGCCGTAGCAGCTTGAAAAGCATAATCTACATGCGTGTCCTTAATAGTTTTATCAAACTCTGCCTTTTTGGTATTGAACTCAGTTTCCTTTGTCTGAAGCTGAGTTTGAAGCTGAGTTACTTGAGCTTTAGCATCTTTCAGCTGTTGCTTCAAAGTTTCATCGCCAGTTCCTTTTTCAAGTTTAGACTGGAGCTCTGCAACCTGTGCTTGAGCAGCAGTAAGCTGAGTTTGAATTGTTTTTGCAGACTCTGCTTTAGTTTTGTACTCGCCAAGTACGCGCTTAGCATAGTCGTAACTTTTTTCACCATCTTTCTTTTTAATGCCTGTAATGCCAAGAATATCAGTGTCATACTGACCGTGCAATGCACCGATTTTAGTACCTATAACGGTATTCTCATCATTTCTTGACATCTCAGCAATTGCATTTAGCTGGTCATCTGTAAGACCTGTTAAAGCTGAACTTTGTCGTAGCATCTCAATTGTTAACATATAGCTTTGTTTTTATTGTTAATTACTTTTGTACTAACTCTGCAGCATCTCCATACGGGTCATGTAAAGCCGCCATAATGGTATAACCAAGGCCTTTATACGTTTTCTTGAAAAGCTGCCACTCTGCGAATGTGAACATTTGAGTATATGCTGGTGACTCTTCTTTACCGGTCATTGGATTAAACCTACGACCGCGCACAATCGACAAGTGCACCATCTTCTCAGTACCCGGCTTAGGAGTATAATTACTCTTAGCCTGTGTTTTCGATGCCGATGATTTTTCTTCAATAATATCATCAACATCTACTAGGAAAAGAACTACCTCGTCAAGCTCTTCCTGTAAATCGCTTGTCCAAGCTTTTCCGCCTTTAGCCTTAGCAGCTTCTAGTTCTGCTTTATGCTCTACGGCCTTTTTCTTATAAGACTTAACATCCTCAAGACTGAGTGCCCGTAGTTGCTGAAGTTCCAATTTCTGTAACATATTCCAAAAGTTTTTTGTTTATAATATCTATTTTTTCTCTCATTGGCTTATTTGAAGCAAACTCAATTATGTTAATGTTCTCACGTTCAAATTTTTCGACTAAAGTACTAAAATTTATTTTAAGCTTTACCAAATTTTCATTTAATAACTCTTTTTCATACAATTTTAACACTTCATCCAGCGTTTTATGTGGATATGGCTCCAATTGCTTTAAGATGAGCATTCTCTGAAGTACCAAAGGATTATTGCGATACTCAACTTCAAGAATTTGTTGCGATATAGCATCTAGTTCTGAGTTAGATGCACCATTCTCCTTCGCCTGTTTATACTTAGAATATAGCTCTGTTACTGTGAAAACGTAAAACTCTGTACCCCAGTTTACAGAAGATGATATGAAAGCACCTCCATACCTGAGTTTGCAAACAGTATCTTCGACAAATTTCTGTGCCAATTCAAAATTGGTCTTTAAGGCATTGAGAACTGAGGTTTTGCTTTCAAAGTTAGCAGTTACCTGAGTTTTATTGATGGCTTCTTTTTCACTTACAGTACCACCTGAACCAACAACAGAAATTACAATCTCATTTTTAAGCCTTGCACACTCATTGACATTATAATCAAGTGAGTCTTTATCGATAGTGGTTATCTGAACAGGATTACGCATATCTGCGACACCTTCAGACTGATTTGGTATAGGAACTTCTAAGAATGAACCAGGACCAGCTATGCGCTTTTCGCTACAGCAAGGACACTTTTCAACTGTTCCATCATTGAGAATTTTATACTCGCCTTTTGCATTGCGTAGAAAACCTCCATCGCAGTAGTCACCAGTCTCATTATTCTCAAAGTTACAATCAGCTTCATACGCACTATATATAGGATAAGGTGCATACAAGTCTAAATGCTGCTTCGAAATAGAGAAGAACAAATACCAATCAAGATTTGACAGCTCTTTTGTAATTGGATTTTTCTTAAGGTCTTTATTTTTCTCATTGAGTTGTGTTGACCAAAAAAACCGAGCTGGACAATATCCTAAATCGTGCTTTGCTTCTGAAATAAGTGACTGAATTTCATTTTTCTCATTCAGCTGATATACTCTTATAGAAGTATCATCAAATACAGCTATTCGATGTTCTGGCTGTTTGAAAATAAGCCACTCAAACTTATTTTCATCAAGTCTAAAAGTCTGGTAATCAATTACAGCATCAATCTCAAGCCAATAAAAATACGGTTCTGGGTACAAAGATGTTTGTACTTGAGGAAGGTCTACTACCAAAATACTATTTGGCGATACCTGCATTCTCTTCCATCCGGTTGTCTTCCACACCTCTGGCTCATTGAGGTTATTCTTTTTATACTGAGACCAGTCTTCTGCAAGCTCAGAGTCAGTAAACTGATACGAGCTTGATGAGTTACGACTATAGAAAACTCTTTCGAGTTCTCTATAGACGTCCTCAACTACAGCAGGTGTAGGCAATGGAAATTTGAACAGATGAAGGAATATGTTGAATTTATCCTTCGGAAGCAACTGTCTTACCCAATCAAGGAATATAGTCGTAGGTTGGTTAATATCAGATACAGCAACATTCGTCTCAGTATGAAATCTAAGGCGACGCTGCATGTTTACAGCTTTCTGAATAGTCTGACGTTTAGTCGGCTTTTGCAGAATTTGCTTTATCTGATTTAACTCTAAGGCCATTTTCTTCGTCGTAAGTATAATTGCTATCTTTAGGTAATTCCCATCCACCATTTATGGCTGTGCCCATATCAAGCAAACGTTCGGCATGCTGAATGCCAAACTCCTGCCTCATATTGTACTTAGGCACAACCAATGTTACTGTTTGTTCTTTTTTCTTTCTCATAACTGAAAGTTTTAAGCTCCAGCAGAAGCGGCATTAACCCAATCTGTAAGAGGGTTGAAGTCCAATGTTTCGCGTTTGATGATATAGAAGTTATCACTCCAGTTAGGATAGAATGACCATTCAATTGTATTGCTGTCCGGCTCTTCAAAACCACCAAGCTTCTTGTCACCAACAAAGAACTTACCAATAGGAATAGGATAGTACTTTGTAGGCTCATCCTGGTCATCTACCAAACAGCCAATATTGCCATTTTCATCAATCAGCCAAACGCCAATCTCTTCGCACATGTACTGTTTCAGCTGTGCAATTGTCTTCTGACTTTCCTGATAGATAGTGGCAGAGAACGTTGTCGGCTCACGGCCGATTGTAATCTCAATACCTCCAAGTGTCTGGTTACCACCGCCGAATGTACGAGCTGCACCAGGCTCAGAAGTAGGTCCTTGAATATACGGAGAAACTGTCATCTTAGAACCATCAGCCGCAGAAAACAAGGTAGAAAACGATGCTTTCTTAGTCGGGTCAGCGACAGAGTTCTTCGTTCCAGCTGTCTTATAGATGCGCTGGAATGCAACTTTTTGAACTTGCCCCATACTCTCCTTGCATTCAGCAATCTCAAGGTCGGCGATATGAGCACCGGCAGGGCATCCACAGTTTAATCCCATATTATTTATGTTTTTAATGTTAATACTACCGAGCAGCTACCCTTAACTTGCATCGAATTACCTGTATTTTTGCTTCGAATTGACTTCTCCACAGTGCAAATATACTAAATTTCTTTATAAGTTGTACTGCTTTTAACATTTTTTATAGAGGTATTTTTTATCTCATATTCTCGCACTATGTTCATTCAAGGCTTATGATTTAATCATTCATATATAATTAGAAGCCTAGAAATTACGAGAATAATGCGAGAATATGAATTTTTAGTTTCTTAAGTGTATTTTTTTACGTCCACTTTTTCTTGCATGCATTTCATATACTCCTGTTAAGCAATCTGGAGCATCATCATGCTGGTTTCTTTTCTTATTATCTTTACGATATGACATAAGGGCCTTATAAAACTTAGGCCATTTCCTCTCCCAGCCCTCTGGAAACAAAATATCACTTTGAACATTAGCAGAAGCTGTATAAATACGTGCCTTTTTGTTTTCTGTCTGTGTAAATGTTTTAATAGCACACCTGAAATTACGCAAATCAACTCTTAATATGCGCTTTACATTACGTGAATAGCCACGGCCTCCATTATTTGACTCAATTAAGGCCTCAACCGTGCCATTTTTGGTCAACATTTCAGCCTGTTTTGGCTCTGTGACCTCCATAGGTGCATCTGTAAACAAAATATCAGTTATATAGCAGTATTCAGGTGTATTTATAAAGCAAATTGAGCACAAATCATCGGCTCCTGTGTCGGCCGTATCAGTATAATTCCACTTCTGAAGTGCTTTTGTGCCTGTTGGAAGCTCTTCTATCTTATAAGTTCTAAATCCTTCATACATAAGGCCCTCTTTTGGTGTTGGGTCCTGCATGTACTGTGTATCGAATACAAGCGGATTTATCTCACGCATCTTATAAAGCTCTTCGAGTGTATGCTTCATTGGCCAAAGTGCATGTTCTTCTCCAGTTTCTGGGTCTACTTGTATAACTGGAAGTGATAAAACAGTCCATTCGTCTGGCTCTATCTCTTGCAAATAGCCACAAAGGTCATGTTCGTGTAACCTTTGCATTATTATAATGATTGGAGTGTTGCGCGAGTTAGTACGGTTACGAATTGTGTTCTCAAATCGCATGTTAATGCGTTCACGGACAATGTCTGACTCGGCATCTTCTGGCTTAATTGGGTCATCAATCACAATCGCACCTTGGAAAATGTTTGTTGTAGCTCCTATCATATCAAGCATCTCATTTGTGTGGTCGTCGAATGTAAATATATCATTGCCTCCGTCCATTTTATCAATATCTGGGTCAATATCCACATTACCGGCTCCAAAACCTGTTACCTGACCTTGAGTTGATACTGCATAAAGCTCACCTCCAGCCTTGGTTTTCCATCTCTTAGCCGAACCTTTCTCAGATGCAAGAGCCGAATTAGGAAAAAGAGTCTTATAAAGTTCTTCCTGCATGATATTTCTGATTGTTTCAGAATTATCATTCACAAGTATATCTGAATAAGATAGATGCAAAAATCGGCACTTAGGATTTAAGGCAAAGCACCAACTTATAAATGACTTGATAACAAGCTCGGTTTTACCATATCGAGGAGCAATGTTAATTATAAGCCGTTTGCATCTACCATCGACAACATCTTGTAATGCCTTAAACATCTTCTTATGATGCTCTGCAACTATGAATGAACGATGGTACTGAGCCTTAAACATTGCTTTGGTATATTTCTCAAAAGAAGTCAGCAATTCAAGCTGAAGGAGCTCCTTAGGATTTACGGTTCCGCCCTTAGTCGCATCTAAAGCTCTTTCCTGCATTGTTTTTAATGAGTCCATAAGTTTCTATATGAATGGTAAAGTACGTACGCGTGCGTTCTTTATTTAATTAAAGTATCTCTTATTACTATATAAGCCTCTCGTGATATTGGCACATTAGGAATAATGCCTGTTTGGAGCTGTTGCTGCTCGGGTAGATTAAGCTGCATTTGACCTTTTCCAAACACACGGTCCCAAAGCTTCTCAACCGTTTCTATATTGCCAAGTTTTGCATCTTCTTGTAAACGTTTTATAACTGTTTTGATAACAATTGGTATCTTTTTATTGTTATACAGAGCCGCGAGTTGTGCCTCATTGCACGTTAATAGACAAGCCAATAAATTGGCCGTGTCCTGCTTTGTAAGCTGAACACTTAAATTGATATTAAGGCTAGTAAGAAGCTTTGTTATTTCAGGCCTTGATGCTCCTTGTAACTGAAGTGCTGAGCGTATAGCTGATGAATATGAGCCTTTGCCCGAGTCATGGCGTTCTGCTAACTCAGTTGCTTTAAGCGGCTCTACAGTCTGAGCCTCAAGTGCCTCAATAGCCTCAACTCGTTTTTGCTGCTCTACGATGCGTTTGGCTTGAAGTTCAGTTTGGCCATCTGGTATTTCTTCTACGCCGAGTTCTTCTGCTAGCGATTGACGTTTTTCTTGTTTAGCTTGAAGATTTTTAAGTTTCTGCTTTTCAAGATACTTAATACGAGCCAATTCCTTTGCATCTTGTTTTGATTTGATGCGCGCGGCCTCTTGTTCTACGAGTTTGGATGTGTCTGGATTAGACATTCCAGGAACTATTGGCCTGTCTGGCAATATATCTGCTAATTTCTGTGCTATTTTATCTGTTTTCATATCAATTTTTTTAATTTGCAAACATTACATCTTTTTCATAAGACCACTTGAAGCCTCCTGTTGTTTTTTGGCCTAGTTTATCATTGCAACATGCACTTATATTACTCGGGCTTGTATTAGTAGCAATAGCGGCTTCTTTTACAGAATTATACGTTTCTAAATATAATCCGGTTTTTGCGTTAAACTTATGAACCATTTTGCCCGGTCTTCCTCTTTGTATTACTTTAAGGTCAGATGGGACATATAAAGCATGAGCATCTATTTCTTTTACAAGTTCATCGTATAAAGCATAGGCATATTCATGCTCTCCTCTTATTGAAGATGAGTCTGTAAGTATATTGTACCCGTATGGATAATAAGTATTATACTTTTTTATGAGCCTATATTTTTCTTTAAGCACAATACTTTTCTTTTCATCAAGCAACATTCCTTCATGCATATTGTCTTTCATATCTTCAAGTATATCTACTGTTATATACTTGCTAGATAAAAGTGCACGCCTCAATTCAAGATTTTCCATCTTGTTATTAAGGATATGGGCTATTAGCTTTTTGATACCTCTAAATACAGGATAATTGAATGTATGGCATACAAGCATTTTGCAGTCATACTCAAATTCTACTGTGAATAGAGCCCATTCTGTCATCAGCTTATCGACTGAAGAAACTGTATCGACATTTATGCCTTCTATTGTTATCATGTTTATCTGTTTTATATATAATTTCGTTTGCAAATATACTAATTATATTTTTAATATAACAATTTCTAATAAAGTATTTTTGTTAAAATATATTTTGCCTGCGAGAATGAAAAAAGTTATTTTACCAGCTAAAAGGCTGGATGGCATTGAGAAACAATGGCTATCCAGAAACGAAGAAAAAATTTCATTGTTTACAGAAAAATTTTATAAGTGATTGATTTTCAATGATATAAGCCTATCTGCGAGAATGCGTAAACGAAATAAACGATATTCCTATATACTTATTATCTTATTTGTCATTTATACTTATATTATAATATATTTAGCCTATTTATTTTATTATAATATACTTTTATTATATTTCAATTCTATATGTAAGAGATTTAACTATATTATTGTTTCTTTGTTTATAATATGTCTAACTCATTGAAAATCAATCACTTATCGAGAAACAATTGATTGTTTATTTTGTTTCTCTTGTTTACAGCCTTTTTGCGAGAATGCCTGAATGATGGCCTTTGCGAATTTTGATTTGGTGGCAATTTGCGAGAATGATTTGAAGCCAAAAAATTTTTCTGCCTATGGACATGGCTCTATATACTATATATAGGGGCACGCCGGCACCGCGCCAGGGGCCTAACTCGCGCCAACATGTTTTAACAATTGGCCTGCGAGCCTCTGAGCCGGCGCACCAACATGTTTTAACAAATGAATTGAATGACTCTGAGCCTGTTTGGCTTAATCTCGTGACCCGTATCGCGTTCAAATCCTTGCGATGATATTTTATATGGCTGAGAGGCTCAGAACAGGTTAGGAAATGTTAGATTAAGCCACGGAGCCACTCTGGTACCACAATCATTCTGGCCAGAGCCACTCTGGTACCACAATCATTCTGGCCAGAGCCAGCTCACAGCCACACAGG